AGTGGCAGCTTTCTCAAGACAGCGGAGCAACGTGGAGTGATATTGCTAGCGAAACGTCACCTAGCCTTACTTTCACTGGCTTGACGACTTCAGATGATGGCAATAGCTATCGAGTGGTGGTTACGGCTGTGACTCCGGTCGAGACTGTAACCTTGAACAGCGATGCTGCAACCTTGAGCATACTACAGCCAAACTTGGAGATCTCAACCCATCCACAACACGTATCTGCATCTCAAGGAGATGCTAGTTTTAGCGTTGTTGCTAGCGAAAGTGCTTATAGCACTACGCTCGATTACCAGTGGCAGCTTTCTCAAGACAGCGGAGCAACGTGGAGTGATATTGCTAGCGAAACGTCACCTAGCCTTACTTTCACTGGCTTGACGACTTCAGATGATGGCAATAGCTATCGAGTGGTGGTTACGGCAGTGACTCCGGTAGGGACTGTAACTGAGTATAGCGATGTGGCGACGTTGAGCGTTCCGGTTGAACTGGAAATCACCTTGCAGCCCCAGAACACCACTGCATCTGGCGATGAGGCATCGTTTGCCGTGGCTGCGGCGATCAACGATGGGTCGGCGCTGACGTATCAGTGGGAAGAAGAAAGGCTGCCTGTGGCTGGGGAGGTGTGGAAGCAGCGGACGCTGCCACAGTCAACAGGGTGGACAAGCGTCACCTACGGCAACGGCACGTTCGTCGCGGTGGCATACGGCAACTACATCGCCGCGACCAGTACCGACGGAATAACATGGACGCAGCATCCGACGCTCCCGGCTTTTGGATCTTGGAGCAGCGTCACCTACGGCGATGGGACGTTCGTCGCGGTGTTAATGAACACAAACATCGCCGCCACCAGCACAGACGGAGGACAAACGTGGACGCAGCGGACGCTGCCAGTGACAGTATTTTGGGAGAGCGTCACCTACGGCAATGGCACGTTCGTCGCTGTGGCCGGCAACACTGCCGCGACCAGCACAGACGGAGGACAAACGTGGACGCAGCGGACGCTTCCGGCGGCGGGGTACAGCAGCGTCACCTACGGCGATGGGACGTTCGTCGCGGTGGCATTGAACACAAACATCGCCGCCACCAGCACCGACGGCATTACGTGGACTCAGCGGACGATGCCAGCGACAGCATATTGGCGCAGCGTCACCTACGGTAATGGTACGTTCGTTGCTGTGGGAGTCAGCCCCAGCAACTTCAACGTACAAATCGCCGCGACCAGTGCCGACGGCATTACTTGGACTCAGCGGACGATGCCAGCGACAACAGCATATTGGCGCAGCGTCACCTACGGCAATGGTACGTTCGTCGCTGTGGCTGGCGGCACCAATATCGCCGCTACTAGCCCCGACGGGATTACTTGGACGCAGCGGACGCTGCCAGCGACAGAATCGTGGTACAGCGTCACCTACGGCAATGGTACGTTCGTTGCTGTGGTAGAGGCCAGCAACATCGCCGCGACCAGTGACTCGACCCTTCAGTTCGTCCCCATCTCCGGCGAGACTTCCTCGACGCTCAATCTCACCGACCTTACCACCGCCGATGATGGTGGGCGATATAGGGTTGTCGTGGACTCGCCGTCGGTGGAGCCGGTGATAAGCGATGCTGCAACTTTGAGTGTACCACAACCAAACTTGGCTATCTCAACCCAGCCGCAAAACCAAACTTCCGATGTGAACGCCCAAGCCAGCTTTAGCGTTGTGGCTAGCGAAAGTGTTTACAGCACTACACCTACGTACCAGTGGCAGCTTTCTCAAGACAGCGGAGCAACGTGGAGTGATATCGCCAACGAAACGTCATCTACCCTTACTCTCGCTGGCTTGACGACTTCAGATGAGGGCAATAACTATCGAGTGGTTATTACGGCTGCGACTCCGGTAGAGACTGTAACCTTGAACAGCGATGCTGCAACCCTGAGTATACTACCAAGCAATTTATACTTTCAGATTAATCCCACAGACTCTACATCTGATTCATCTGGTAATGTTACTTTCAGCGCTTTAGCAATAGAAGATGTTTATAACTCACCACCCACATACCAGTGGCAAAAATCTACAGACAGTGGACAGAATTGGTCTGATATTCAAAATGAAAATAGCGAAACGTTAACTTTATCAGTTTCAAGTTCAGATAATCTTAATCAATACAGAGTGATAGCCACCACGGTAACGCCTGTAGAAACCGTTTCATTAACTAGTAGTCATGCTATTTTAGAAGTTCCAGCTGGTGGAATAATTTTTGACACACAGCCAGCAAATACAATTTCTGATATAAACAGGACGGCTTCATTTACTGTTTTAGCTCATGAAGAAGATTATGGACAAACAGTTAATTATGAATGGCAAGAATCTAGCGATGGTGTTTCGTGGATCACTTTATCTGAAACTTCGACAACCCTTAATTTAACAAATTTAACTTTAGCAAAGAATAATTATCAATATCGCGTTGTAGCAACATCTGATACTGGAGTAATCGGTGAAGTGACTAGAAATAGCAATGTTGCAACCTTGAGCATACTACAACCAAACTTGGTTATTTCAACTCAGCCCGTTGATACCACCTCTGATGTTAATGCTGAAGCCAGCTTTAGTGTTGTGGCTAGCGAAAGTGTTTATAGCACTACGCCAGATTATCAGTGGCAGCTTTCTCAAGACAGCGGAGCAACGTGGAGTGATATTGCTAGCGAAACGTCACCCACCCTTGCTCTCACGGGTTTAACGACTTCAGATGATGGTAATAGCTATCGAGTGGTGGTTACGGCAGTGACTCCGGTAGGGACTGTCACTGTGAATAGCAATGCTGCAACCTTGAGCATACTACAACCAAACTTGGTTATTTCAACTCATCCACAACACGTATCTGCATCTCAAGGAGATGCTAGTTTTAGCGTTGTTGCTAGCGAAAGTGTTTATGGTACTACGCCAGATTATCAGTGGCAGCTTTCTCAAGACAGCGGAGCAACGTGGAGTGATATCGCCAACGAAACGTCAGCTACCCTTGCTCTCACGGGTTTAACGATTTTAGATGATGGTAATAGCTATCGAGTGGTGGTTACGGCAGTGACTCCGGTAGGGACTGTCACTGTGAATAGCAATGTTGCAACCTTGAGCATACTACAACCAAACTTGGTTATTTCAACTCACCCACAACACGTATCTGCATCTCAAGGAGATGCTAGTTTTAGTGTTGTTGCTAGCGAAAGTGCTTATAGCACTACGCTCGATTACCAGTGGCAGCTTTCTCAAGACAGCGGAGCAACGTGGAGTGATATCGCCAACGAAACGTCATCTACCCTTGCTCTCACGGGCTTAAGGACTTCAGATGATGGTAATAGCTATCGAGTGGTTATTACGGCGGTGACTCCGGTAGGGACTGTAACTGAGTATAGCGATGTGGCGACGTTGGCGGTTCCGGCGACGTGGATTCAGGTCGGCGCAGACATCGACGGCGAAGCGGCTGGTGATTTCAGCGGTGCGTCAGTGGCAATGAGCAGCGATGGCAGTCGGGTTGCGATTGGGGCGTATTACAATAGCGGCGCAGCCACCGAAGCTGGTCATGTTCGCGTTTACGATCTAGTCGGTTCAACGTGGACACAGGTTGGCGCAGACATTGACGGTGAAGCGGCTGGGGATTGGAGCGGATTTTCAGTGGCGATGAGCAGTGATGGCAGTCGGGTTGCGATTGGTGCGCGCTGGAATGACGGCTTAGGCGCAGGCACCAACACTGGTCACGTCCGCGTGTATGATCTGGTTGGTTCAACATGGGCGCAGGTCGGTGCGGACATTGATGGCGAAGCCGTTGGAGATCAAAGTGGCTGGTCTATCGCGATGAGCAGCGACGGCAGCAGGGTTGCGATTGGTTCTTATCGTAACGACGATGCAGGAACCGACGCTGGTCACGTTCGCGTCTACGACCTAATTGGCTCAACATGGACGCAGGTTGGAGCGGACATCGACGGCGAAGCGGCTTACGACGAGAGCGGCTACTCGGTCGCGATGAGCAGCGATGGCAGCAGGGTTGCGATTGGGGCGATAGGCTTCAGCGACACAGGCGGAAACGCTGGTCACGTCCGCGTTTACGATCTGGTCGGCTCCACTTGGATGCAGGTCGGCTCCGACATCGCCGGCGAAGCGGATAGAGATTACAGCGGTGTGTCAGTGGCAATGAGCAGCGATGGCAGCAGGATTGCGATTGGGGCGGATGGAAACGGCGGCGCAGGCACCGACGCTGGTCACGTCCGCGTTTACGATCTGGTCGGCTCCACTTGGACGCAGGTTGGCGCGGATATTGACGGTGAAGCTATGAATGATCACAGCGGATTTTCAGTGGCGATGAGCAGTGATGGCAGTCGGGTTGCGATTGGGGCGTATGGAAACGACGATGCAGGCTTGACCGCTGGTCACGTTCGCGTCTACGACCTAATTGGCTCAACATGGACGCAGGTTGGAGCGGACATCGACGGTGAGGCGGCTGGTGACGCAAGCGGGCGATCAGTCGCAATGAGCAGCGATGGCAGCAGGATTGCGATTGGAGCGTATGTAAACGACGACGCAGGCACAAGTGCTGGTCACGTCCGCGTTTTTGATGTTTGATGTTAACTCATACTTTTATAATAATATGCCTATAAACGTACCACAATCTGTTTTCGATAAATACTTCGACGTTATCGACTCCACTTTTGATATATTTGGAGTTACATGTCAACTTGTGTCTATAGAGAAGCGCGAGGTCATCGTCAATAATCCAAACAACAACATCCCCAACCGCAACACTATTAATAATCGTAATCGTGGTGGTGGTGAATATGATGTTGGCACAAAGACAATTCGTGAAATAGAAACACTGACAGATATTAAACTTAAAGTCTATTGGGATACCAAGAATTTTATTGGCGTTACCGATCAACTTAAAATTCCTGATGGTTCCATACAAACAATAGGTTTTATGTCCGATCTCCCCCAGATACTACAAGCGAAACAATTGTTAGTTCATAAGGGGATTAAAGATATTAAAGAACTTAGGTTTGAACGTATGGGCGAACATATACCTATGGGCCTCAAACAAGATAGATACTTTGGTTGTTTTTGGAAAAGAGTATGATAAGCCTTAAATTAATAACACCCATCAGTGAAATAAAGGACAAAATTCATGAATCTTTGTCTATTCAGATGAATAAAATTCTACAATCAAACCAATCCTTTATAACCAAAGAGCTTCAAGGTTCTATTAATGGCTGGATACTAGAACAGCCAGAAATAATTTCTTTATTAAGCTCAAACCCAAATTCTTTAGCTGGCCAGTTTGGAATACCTTCAGGAATGGTTAATGCGGCGGTTGAGTCCATTATATATTCTATCAAAAATAGCATACGAGTTCATTTTCAGCCTTTTGACAAAAAGCTTAAGGGTAGTTTTAATATTAATGTTCAGCCCGATGACTTTAAAGACATTCTTTCTTTAGGAACCGGTCATGTTAACTACAAAGACGGTGATTTACATTGGCTAGATTGGCTCATCACTTTGGGATCCTCCATCATTGTCGCAAACTATCACTACCAGCCGTCTGGCGGCAGAGGTCGGTCGGGCCTTGGTTTTATGTCTGTTGGTAAATCTTTTAGAGTGTCTCCATCTTTTTCTGGAACCATAGACGACAACTTTATAACTAGAGCGTTACGAGGCAGAGAGAGCTATATATCTTCTATATTACAAAAGGTTTTTTCTTAAATGTCTCCTCTAAAACACATAAATACCGTTTTCGATTCTACAGACTACAATGAGTTCCAAGATAATGTTGTAGAGTGGTTGGACTGGTCTCTTTTGGAAAAAGGTAATTATTTTAATGTAACGCTCAATGAGCTATCCCCTAATAATACAGATTACAGCTTGTTACAGCTTTCTAATAATAGCAATTTTTCCATAGGTCGAGCTTGGGATGGATTTCGCCCCAACTGGATTTGGCAAAGCGGAGTAGTTCCTCCAACGGGTTTCGCAGACCCAATCGTTGGTGACAATGATTTGATCCCCGGAATTAGCGGTGTTTATGTTGATGATATTTTTTATCCTTCAGACACAACTGGGGATTATGCGCACCACGTAGATTACTACAACGGCAGAGTTGTATTTGACACTCCTATCCCCACAGGCTCTAAAGTTCAGGCTGAATATAGCTATAAATATATCAATGTAATTTATGCTAATTCCCTACCTTGGATCAGAGAGGTTAGCTATAATAGTCTTGTAAATGGTCCAGATGGTATTTTACCGCCAGAAATGGTCATAAACTTGCCTTGCATAGCCGTAGAGGTTGCAAGCAAAAAATCAATACCATTCTCTTTAGCCGGGGGCCAACAGGTTTTAACTGATTTAATTTTTCACTGCGTTTCAGAAGATGAGTACACTAGGAATACCATGCTTGATATTTTAGTAAACCAAAGTGATACAATGTTGCCTATTTTTGACTCTAATTCAATTATTGCTAATAATGATGCTCCATTAGACTACAAAGGCTCTCCAGTACCCAGCGCCCCAAGATATCCAGATCTAATATCCCAATACTCATCTTGCTCTGTTTTTCTGCGAGATATTCGCGTCGATATGGCTAAAACGTTAAATTCAAACATACACCTTGGGCTTGCTAAATGCTCAGTAGAAGTCTACAAATAGGTGTTTTTTTGTTTTTTTTCTTATTTAATCAAAATGTGTATCTAATAATAGATAATTATCAACGAGGCGTACTTTAACGCCCAACAAAAGGGAGAATAAAATGGCAAATATTTCTAGAATTAATTACGCCTTACAAAGCTTTAAAGTCGGAGGTTCCTTAATAGGCGGCGTACAAAGCGTTGGGGCAAGCTCTACAACAAACATCGAAACATTTAGTGCTTTTGGTAGCAATTCGGCTGTTCCAATTGTACAAGATATAGATCTTGAGATCACCGTAGAAGCCGCAATGGGCAGCTGGGCTTCTCCAGCAACAATTTGGGATTCGCCCGTGGATGTTGAAATCATTTACTCATCGGCTGGGGGTTTTAGCACTATAAAATTAAATGCCGTTGCCTCGTCTTATTCTTTACAGATGGGTGTAGATGGTCCAGCTACTGAATCTGTAACATTCCAAAATACTGGCACTTCAACATTTACCAGCGGTAGCGCTTCTGCGTTACACAGTGGCGCTAACTGTTCTGTTATTACTCGTCCAGATTTTACAAGCTTTACAGCGACCAATAAAGGTGATTGCGATGGCGCTGGCGCTTCTGGCCCTGTCACTTATGGCAACGTTTTATCTGTTGGCATGAGCTGGGACGCTGGAGTAGAAAAGGTTAGCATATTAGGCCAAAGTTTACCAGCTGGAAAGTTTGCTACTTTCCCAATCGAGGTCACTACCGAAGTTGAAACTCACGCTGCTGGCGCTCCCAGCCTTCCAAATAGTCAAGTAATTTCTAACAACAAGGCGGCTGGTTATCTTTATGACTTAGCAATAGGACTAGGTTCCAGAACTCGCGGCACTACTGGTGCTGTAATGGCGAGTAGTAGCATACAGGGAGGCGATGTGGGTGGCGGTAACGTCTCGCAAAGCACTAGCTGGACGAGTTACAGTTCGTGGTATTAATGGTAGGATTTTTGCTTGAGGACAGACGAACAGGAAAAACTGATTAATTCAATTCGTTCTGGCACTGTTGTTTCTAAAAATATAACAATAGTGCCAGCAACGTTTGATCAACTATCCTTAGCTAGCAATGTTTATTCTGAAAGTTTTTCAAATTGCTTAGATGAAGGTTTAATGACAGAGGAATCTTTGGAGAGATGGATGTTAGAAAATAATATTTTACCAATCGGTTTTTACGGCATTAAAAAATCGTTAATTGAAAAAATAGACTCTCTTAAAAAGGACTTGTTTTTTAATAGAAAGTCAAAATCTTCTATTAAACTTTTGAAGCAAGATTTACAAAATGCTAGATCTAGTTTGGCTGATTTGGTTAAACCTAAATCTGAATTCATAACAAACACTTGCGAGTTTATTGCTCAGACTAAAAAAATAATATTTCTGCTCAAGAATACAACATACAAATCTGGCAAGCTCTATAGGCCGTCAAATTTTCAACATATTATAGATTTGTGGCAAAATTCTTTACTGTCTGAATCTTGCATTAGGTTTCTGTGCCGCACCGCTATCTGGAGTTCTGTCTGGAGTAACAGGGGTTTTGGCTTTGATTTATTTTGCGTTAGAAAAAATACGGACTTGACTATTAATCAAAGAAATATGTTAACTTGGTCTAGGGTATATGACAACATAAACGAGTCTTTAGATTGTCCACTTGATTTCGTAATTGAAGACGACGATATGTTAGACGGCTGGCTGTTAATCCAAAAAAGCAAAAGAGAAAAAGAGGCTAAAGAACGAGATAAAGAAAATACAGGAGCGAGTCCTAAATTTAGTAAAAACCATCAACACTTATTTACTTACCAAAACGATGAAGATTTAAATGATGAATTTACATCAAACACGTTTGAACATAATGTAGGAATCACAAATGAGTAACTATGAAAGAAAGCGAAATTCTTTGCAGGATATTAGATCCAAGAAAATACTTTCAGATAACATAAAGAAAAAAATAAAGACCACAATGATTGGTTCCATAAGTAGCATAGAAAAACATTTTACTTTTTTATGGGAAGAAAACATACTAAACGAGGATCAGAAGCATACTGTTTTAGAAAAATTTGAAAGTTTAAGATCAGAAATATTAGACAAGGGAAATCATCAAATTAGAAATGTTGATATAGAATTACAAAATTATTACGTTCAATACGTGGAACCAGAAGGAAACCACATTAACTTTTTTATAAATAGAGGAGATTCCAGATGAGTAAGGAAAAAAGAAAGAATTTTGAAGTCAAGCAAGAAAATGGCGAAACGATAAAAATGTTTGTAGTTTCTCCACCAAGTAGCGTTCTTTCTGGCGCTCAAAGAGTTGCCGCAAAGGTTTGGACGGATTGCGTTAGGGATAAAATCATGACAAAGCAAGAGTTGAAAAACTTTATGTACGAAAACAATTTATGGGACTCCTCAAAAGATGTTCAGCAAGTTGCTTTAAGTAATGAAATTCAGCAGCTAGAAAAAGAATTATATATTGGAAAAAATGGCCAAAAAACAATGAAAACTTCCGAGGCTAAAGAAATTGCAATAAAGATGAGGATAGCAAGATCAAAGTTACGAGATCTTATTGCTGAAAAAATGTCACTAGAACAGAACACGGCAGAGGCTATTTCGGAAAACGCCCGTTTTGATTTCATTGTTTCTAAATGCACTTTTTACGAAGACGGTAAAGCAGTGTACGAAAATCTTGATGATTATAACCAAAATTCAGATTCAGATATTGCCTTTGAAGCCGCTTCTAATATGGCCCAATTGATTTATGCTCTTGATAAAGATTTTGAAAAAAATCTTCCTGAGAATAGATTCTTAACAAACAAAGGTCTGGTAAATAACGATTTAGCATTGGTTAATAATGAAGGAGAAACTGTTGATACCAATGGGCGAAGGATTAATGAGTACGGTTATTATATTAATAATGATGGTCAAAGAACTGATATCGATGGAAACTTATTAGATGAAGATGGGAATTATGTTCCATCTGTAGAATACGTTGACGACGAACAGGTTCCTCAAGAAGAAGTAAAAACCAATACTAAAACAAAGCGACGAATATCTAAAAAACCACAAAAAACAGTTTAGCTTTATAACGTTCCCGGAGCCTAACATTGTCTAAATTCGTACTAACAGCGCAGTTGCAGCTACAAGCTCCAACGAACGTAAAGCAAGTTGTCAGCCAGATCCAAAAGCAATTGTCTGGCGTTTCTGTTAATCTGCAAATGACAGGAAGCCAGAAGGCACAGTCTCAGCTAAATCAGATAAAAAATTCTTTAGACGATGCTACCAAAAGCTCCTCAAAGCTCGGAAAAACTTTTGGTCAACAGGTAAGAAGATTCTCTGCTTTAGCAATTGCCACTAGGGCTGTTAGCCTGTTTACAAACACTTTAAGCTCTGCAATTCAAGAATCAATATCTTTTGAAAGAGAGCTTATTAAAATTGCTCAGGTTACGAACCAGACAATTCAACAACTGTCTTTTTTATCAAAAACAGTTTCTGATCTTTCAACTAATCTTGGAATATCTTCTAGTTCTTTACTTAGTGTTAGTAGAATTCTTTCTCAGGCTGGTCTTTCAGCTTCAGAAACAAGCATTGCTTTATCTACTCTTGCCAAGACCGAATTGGCCCCAACTTTTGATAATATTAGCCAAACCGCCGAAGGTGCAATTGCTATATTTAATCAGTTCAAGCAAGGGGCTGCCGCTCTTGAGGAGCAATTAGGTTCTATAAACGCTGTTGCTGGACAGTTTGCAGTTGAATCTGGAGATTTAATTTCAGTTGTTCGACGAACCGGTGGCGTTTTTCAAGCAGCTGGCGGTGAACTTAATGAGCTAATTGCATTATTCACCAGTGTTAGATCCACAACGCGAGAGTCTGCCGAGAGTATTGCGACTGGCTTGCGAACTATTTTCACTAGAATTCAAAGACCAAGAACAATTGAATTCATGAAAAAGTTTGGAGTAGAATTAACAGACTTGGAAGGCAAGTTTGTTGGCCCCTACGAGGCCGTTCGACGCTTAAGCTCTGCGCTTTCTGGCCTAGAACAAGGCGATATAACATTTGTTCAAATTGCAGAAGAGCTTGGCGGCTTTAGACAAATTGGCAAAGTTATCCCCCTCCTGCAACAGTTTAGTGTCGCTCAAGAAGCCTTAAATGTGGCCCAAAGAGGAAGTGGTTCCTTAGCAAGAGATGCTGCCACGGCGCAGCAATCTTTAGCGGTTCAAATTATTAAAGTCAAAGAACAATTCTTAGAGCTTATTAGAGGCGTTACTGAAACTCCAACGTTTCAAATTATGGCCCAAAGCGCTTTAACTTTAGCCTCTGCTTTAATTAAGGTTGCTGAATCCCTTAAGCCAATTCTTCCCATTATTAGTGCTATAGCAGCTGTTAAATTCGCCAAAGGAATGAGTGGTTTTTTGGGTGGATTAGCTGGAAGCTTGAGCGGAGCAAAGGGTTTTAATGCTGGTGGTAAAGTTCAAGCATTTGCAACTGGCGGCATGGTTCCCGGATCGGGGAATAGAGATACCGTCCCAGCAATGCTTACCCCCGGCGAGTTTGTTATGCGTAAGAGTAGCGTTCAGAAGATTGGCGCTAAGAATCTAAAGATGATGAATGAGGGTGGAAAAGCAGATCCCTTAATCCAAAAGGGAACACAGGTTGGCGGTGTTGGTATTTTTGATAGCGACATGATTGGCGCTGGAAGCAAGGGGATTCTTGGGAAACTCAAGTCTTCCGGTAAACAATACGAAGTGATTCATGGGCCAGCCGGTTCTGGTAAAACAACATTTGCGACAAAACGATTTGGCAGTAACTTTATAAAGTCCGAAGAAGATCTTGATAAATATAGTAAGTTTGTTGTACTAAGCGGCGCTGGCAAAGTAAAGGCCGGTGGCCTAAGTCCAGATGCTTCTTCTTTGTTTTCTGGTGCTACAAAAATAACAGGATTATCACCAAGCCCAGAAACGGTTTTACAAAGAAGAGAACAAAGATTAGCCACAGGCTCCATAGACAAAAGGTCAGAAAAGGCACTTCGTGGCACTCTTAAAGCGCCAACTACATTTGATCAAGATTTATACAAAGGATTTAATAACGTTGAAATATTAGAAAAATTTGCAGATGGCGGCAAAGCAAAGGATAAGAAAAATATTCTTGATGATGGCTTTACGATCAAGCCAAGCACACAAACTCACTTTACGCATTTGGACAGTGGCCAGACAAGCAATTTGCCAAAGGACTTCAGAAAAGTATATACCAATATGGGTCTTGATCTTCCCGCTAATTGGAATCTTGACTGGGCTACCAACGTAACAAATCAAAAGGGCGCAATGGGTTCTGCTTTAGAGTCTTATATTGCTGATCCTAGTCATAATATTTTTGACACGTTAACACGTCAAGGACGAGGCTCTAAAGCTTATGGCTTTAAAGGCCGATCCAAATCTCAAGCTTTTTCACTTCTGAGCGACCCTAGTAACCAATCAAAAATTAGAAGTAATTTAGTTGCTGCTATTAGTTCTAGTGAACAATTTGATACTGATCTTGATGTTAATAAAACGTTGCCCAACGCCCTAACTACAGCTGTCGCAAAGTCTTTACCCAAAGAAGATGCCGCAGTCTTAAACAGCGGTCTAGAAGAGCAAAGCGCTTACGCAAAAGAAGGTAAATCTGGCAGAAGGAGATTGAGTAACAGAAGGCGACAGCAGCTTGCGCAAGCTCGATCTTTAGGTGGTGTGATACAAAAGTTTGCTGGTGGTGGTAAAGCTCAGGAAAAACCAGAGAAAAACTTTGGTAAGATTGGATTTAGATCTACTACTGGTGGCGAATTAACCGCGACATATCTTGGCAAGAAAGGCAGAACCGGAATGGTCTCAGCTAGATATAATAACGGTCTTTACACCGTTGCTTTATCTAAGGCTACTTCCGGCTATGGCCCCATGTTATACGATGTTGTCATGGAGCTTGCTACTGCAAATGGTAGCATGTTGACCTCAGACAGAAATCAAGTCAGCAAAGATGCTCAGGGTGTATGGGATTATTATTTTAACAAGAGGAATGATGTTACTAAGCATCCGCTAGATCCATCTCAGTGGACCAAGAATCAGTCACTGATTGATCCCAAGCTGTATGGCAAGAAAGAAACGTGGCCTCCTAAAACAGATCCGGCGTGGGTACTCCAGAGCGGTTACAAAAAATCTCAACGCATAACCACGGATCCAAACAGAGCTATCAATCTTAATGACCCTAAGTATGCTAATTTTATTAGACAATCTCAGATGTCTTATATGAAGCCTGCTCAGAAAAAACAGTTTGGCGGTATTATACAGAAGTTTAAAGATGGCTCAACAGGTACTGGAGTAGCCCCTGCTAGAAACAGGATGGGAATGACTTCAGCACAAGTGGCCGCTGCTGAAGAAAGAAAGCGTTTAAGAGAGAAAGCCAAAGCCGGGGCTGGAGGAACTTTACAATTAAAGCCGGGTGTTGTCGGTGGGCTGTTTTTACAAAAAGGCTCTGGAGGTCAGAGCGGAATAGATAAGTCTCTTCAGGGCATAGAATTACCGGGATTTGCAGAAGGTTCTAACAGATTAAAAGCTAGTATATACACCGGCCAACTAAAACCAGAAGCTGGACAGGCCATAAGAAACGAATTAAAACCAAACATCACACAAGCCGTGCAAAACGCTGCCTCTTCATCTATGGCAGCTTTGGAAATTAGCCCACTTGATATTGACGAAAAGTCGGCAGCAAAAAAGGCTGTTAATAAAATTGATTTAACTTCAATAGAAGGTTATATATTTGAGGCGTTCACCTCCGCACTAACTGGATTACAATTATCTGACGCTGGTGCTACGTTTGACTATGTTAATCCTTCTGGCAGAGCGAGAGAAAGAGTTGGACAATTATTTAGCTCTGGCTTAAGTGGCGAAAGACTTTTAGACGCGAAACGCACACTTAGTACTGAGAGTGTGCAGTCTGGTAAAAGCTCTATTGCTAACAAGATTGTAGCCGGTATTAAGGGTGGCTTGTTGGGTCCACAAGACTTTCAAAAATTTGCCACTGGCGGTATAGTTCCCGGAACTGGTAATAGTGATACTGTTCCCGCATCTCTTGGGGTTGGTGATTTTGTAATACGTAAAAGTAGTGTTAATAGCATTGGCGCTGGAAATTTGCAAAAAATGGCTGGATATGCTACGGGTGGAAATGTCAGCGAATCTGTTCCCGCGCTTTTGACTCCGGGAGAATTTGTATTCCCCAAAAAGAAAGCCCAACAAATTGGCTACGGTAAACTTAACCGCATGAACAAGGTGGGTAAGTACGCCAAAGGTGGTGCGGTCCAAAGATTTGCCGGGGGTGGTAAATCAGGTGGGGGTGGTGGTGGATTCTTGGGGTTTGGAGGTTTGACAGAAGGATTAGTAGGAGTGCAAGTTGCGCTAAACATGTTAACCCCAACTGTCGATGAGAACAGTGGAACTTTTGAGAAAATGACGGCCAGTGTTTTAAGTTCTTTCGGCTCTTTAGTTAGCACAATAACCTTAACTCAAACGGCGCTTTCAACTTTTGGTGTCCAATTAAATTCTAAAGCTATAGGCAATTTCCTTAAATCTTTTGGTCACGCTCCTAAGACTATGGGAGAATTTTTGGGTTCTCTTAAAAAAGGCGTTGGTCGTGGTTCTGCCGGTTTAGGAGATATGATTGGTGGATTTCAAAAAGGCGGTCAGCGAACTAAAGGCGAAAGTTTTGCTGAAAATTTTGATTTAAATAAAAGAGGTAGTAGTGTTAGAAGCGAAAGAGCTAAACAATTAGTAGAGATGAGAAAAAGAAATCCTATTGCAAAAGGGGGTTTCTCAAAACAGTCTGCATTACAAAGAAAAGCATTGCGACCCGTTGGCGGCAAAAGCATTTTAGCACAACTTGGCAAAAAGCTTGGAGCATCAAGAAGTATTGTGGGCAGAGGCGCTGGTATGGCTTTGCGAGCTGGCAGCTCGGCTGCTGGAGCATTAGGCGGTCTAGGCGGTGGTGCGGTTGGTGCGTTTGGAGCATCCTTAGCTGCTGCTGCTGGCCCTATTACCGCATTTGTTACCGCTGTAAAAATTGCTGGAGCTGCTATTTCTGGCTTTAGAGATTTAGAAAACAGATTAAAAGACGCAATTAAAGCCGAAGATACAGCCACTGCACAAAAACTTGCTACAGCCTCTTTAGTTGAACAAAATTGGGGCGGCGCTATCGGCGGTATCGCCTCTGTTCTTGACAACTTATCATCTTCAGGATCTCTCGCTACAGATACGCTAGCAGCCATAGGCACTGCTTTTGGCGGTACTTCCTCTGCCGCGATCAAGGCAGACGTTGCGGCTAGAATATCTAGCGCAAAAACCGCCAAAGCCCTGACAGAGGCTCAGAAAGCTTCAGCTGAAGCAATGAAAGATCTAGAGAACGGTACTATTTCTGCAAGTCAAGCTCTGGCAAAAGTTCGATCATTTACTCAGCAAGCTGAACAAAATTCTAAGGCGCAAAGAGCTGCTATATCAACCGCCGCCGAAGGCAAGTCTACTGGAGCTTTGAGCTATGGTCGAGAAGCTATGGCTTATCTTAGCTTTGGTTATGTTGATTCTGCTAGACAAAGAAATGAAAAAATTGATGCTGAAAACGAAAAAAGAAGTCAAGACAGCATTAACCAAAGAAGGCAAGCAATAGGTATTCAAAGTCAAGCAAGTATGGCTACTGCTAGAAGCATACTTTCTACTGGTGGAAATATAGATGAGGTTAAACAAAGACTTGGAGATGCTGGCCCTCAAAAACTTAGAGATGAAGCTATAGAGGTTAGACAAAAGGCAATCAAGGCAACCAAGGAAGGCGACACAGAAACAGCAAAGCTGCTTGAAGAAGAAGCGAAAATGCTTTCTGATGAAGCTAGAGCTTTAGAAAAATCTCTCATCAATCTAGCCAAAGAGGTCGAAAAGCAACAAAAATATTTTGCAGCTATGAACCTTGGGCTAAATTCTGCAACTGGCGCTGCTGGAGCTTTTAGTAACGCTATGTCTAATTACGCTGCCGCTCAAGAGGCTGGCAATGTTTCTGTCATGAGAAGCTTTGCTACTCTTCAAGCCGGTGTGACATCAGCTGCTGCCGGTATGGACCCAGCGGTTTTTCAAAAGGCAGCCTCAGAAGGCGCGAAAGCGTTACGAGAATTTGGAGCAACGAAAGAGGCTGATAAATTTGAAGCCAACTTAAATGCAATAAATAAAGCGCAAGCAAATGCAGAAGCTGGTTTAAATTCCTTTAGGAATCAACTAAAAGACAGATCTGATAGCGGCCTTGGTTTAAAAAATGATGAACAAAAATTTGAAGGTTTATTTGATACAATAGTCAAGGGTTCTGGGATTGGCAAAGAGATGGAAGATCAACTCCGAGACATGCTTGGAGGAATGGACATTGATTATAGCAAGATTGCAAAGGGTGATTTTAGTCAAATCGAAGAAGTATTCAAACAGCTTGGAGATGAAACGTTACAGCAAGCTAAAGCTGTCATGGAAGCAGAGCAACTGTACCAAGAAACTATTCGCGATGCAGCGCAAAAAAGAGCAGCCGCTGAAAACGATTTCATTTCAGCTTCAAGACAGAGACAAGATTACCAAAAAGAATCTAGAGAAATTATAGCTTCAGCTGGGGGTCCAGCTTTTACTGCGCAGCAACAAAGGGAGATGGTTGTTGACCGTTATAATACTGGTAATAAATTTTCTAATCGTGACAATCTTGGTGGTGCTACCGCTAAAGACATTGTTGCCCAACAAAACGCCCTTAAGCAGCGTCAGGCTGAAATACAAAATGTTAGACTTCAAGCAGCACAAGGCGATGCCAACGCTGAAGCAAAACTTTCTGGAGAAAGAGGTGTTTCATTATCCAATGAAGAATCTCAAATCAATCAACAAAATCAAGAGCTATATAACTCAACCAAGCAGCTTATTGACATAAAAAGACAAGAAGTTAAAATTATTCAAGAAAAAAATAGACTTGAAAAACAATCAATGGAGTCTTTGCTTGCTGGTGATATAGATAGCTTTTTTGATGCCCAAGCGTCCCAAGGAGCCATTGACGCTCTCGCTGGCGGTGGCAACGTCGCTGACTTTGATGCAGACACTTTATATAGTGCGTTTGAGGAGTTAAAAAGACAAGCAGCTGCTGGAGTTACGGAAGTTAATGGTCAGCAACTGCAAGGGCCGGGAGGTTTACTTGAACGAGCAGCTGCCGCAACCGCCGAAGCTCGCGGTCTTGATCCAGCACAAGCGGCTCTCGTTGCTCAAAAAGCAGCTGGACAAACACCCGCAGAGCAAGCGGCAAATAATGAAATACAACAATTAGCTGCAACTTTGCCTGCGTTTGGCGATATGGCTATGAATTCTTCTCGGGTGCAAATGGCCGCAGCCGAAGCTCAAAGACAAGCGGCTGAGATTCAAAAAGAAGCCGCTGTTAAAAGATCTCAAGAAAACGCAGAAAGAACATTGCCAAAGCCAGACCAGCAACAGCCTCCACAGCAACAGCCCCCAGCAAGACCTTCTACGCCTCCACCGGGAGCTTCACCTCCCCCCGCCCCCATTCCTCCCTCTGCGTCTGTTTCTGCGCCGCCGCCACCTTCTGGTTCTAGCTCTTCTGTGGGTTCTACTCCTCCTGCACCCCCGTCTTCTACTGCTGACATCGCCGCAGCCGCCGCAGCTGCCGCTAGTCAGATACCTTCTTCAGTTAATGCAAATCAAACGCCACCAACTCAAGACCCGCAAACTATTGGTCAAGCCATCGCGCAAGCTTTTAGTAACAATGCTCGTGATTTTGCTTCATTTGCAACTGCCGGATATGTTAGACCTAGCCAAGAAAATGAATCGCAGGGCGTGGGCATTCGCCAACTTGCCAACCTTAATCCAGCTATGGCTCTTGGTAATATGGCGGCTTCTAATCTTGGTTTAGACACTCAAGCCTTAACTTCGTTTACTAGCAATCAATTAGAATCTGTCTCTAATTTTGGCGCAGCCGTTAAGCAGTTTGAGTATATTGTTAAAGCTATAAATACAACAAACGGCTCAAATAATACTTCTGTTAACAATGGCTCCACTCAAGCTCCAGCTAGCAACAATAATTCTGCTATTGGGTTCGATACTTCTTCTATGAATCAGTTTACTTCAGCCTTAAGTAAGTTTAACGACACAATACTACAAAGTATAAGCACTCTACAACAAACTAAATTTACTGTTAAGCTAGAACCAACTAATATTAACATTAATTTAACTGGAACTTCATTCCTGCAAGCTCTTACTGGCGACCTAAAGTCTAGCTTGTTAAAGATAGTTAGTGAAAAAATAAGAAACCTCAAGGTAGACAGCGCCGGAAGAGTAATAGAAAGTAATAGTAATTTGTAATGGACGTATGCTTTATATTATCTAATAATAATTCTTCGAAAGCTAGGGGAAGTTTTAAGCTTCTGGCTAAAGATAATTTACGTCAAAGAGCTAAAGCTAATTGTAAAATTAACTGTTCGCTAAAAGCTAATATTACTAAAAATGTTTATCTTAAGTCTAGACTAGACAGCCTTGTAAGATTTAAGACAGCGAGAAAAGATACGCTTTCTGCTTCTGCTAAATTGCCAATATCTTCTAGTATTAGAAGTAAACTTTCAGGAGTTTTTTTAAACTCTTCGCACATTAAGTGTGAATCAAAGGTTTTAGTATCTTATGTAGATAAATTTAATACAAGTATAACAGTTAAAGATAAACTTCACAAATTTCAACATGTTGAAAAACTTTATCCCATAGGGGATGTCTCAAATGATTATAATGGTAACTTTATAGTAAACGAAAAAAGAGAAACCGTACTCTATGAAAGCGTCAACGAGGGAATATATCTAGGAAATCCCACACAAAATTTTGGCCATAGCGTTTTGGTTTCTGATGAGAAAGAAACATTTATACATCCATCCTCTATTTACTCTACTGGAACATTTAAGTATGTATGTGTGGTAGATACTCCTTCTTCCGTTCCCACTCATAGCTTTTTACATATACGAGCCGCTGCTCCAATCAAAAACTATGCTTCTAATTTTCCACCTTCTTACAAGCTTTACGAAATATATCTTAGAGATACTGGAGGAAAAGAAGTTGTTAAATATAAGGACGTTACAGTAAAAGGAGACGCTGATTATCAAGACTTAAGTAATAAAAATTTTTCTACATACATAGTTGACGAAGAAATCAATAACGCCAGAAGGCTTTTCAGCGACCCCTTATTTCCCACCTTTGATAACACCTCTACAAGTATTAAGACTCAGAGTGGCGATATTTTAATCACTCAAGATGGTTCTCAGATAGTTTCCCAAAGGGGAGATTTTACATTAGAGTTTTTACTTGATATCTACTGTGAAGACAAATCATTTAACGACGGCTTTAGTCACGGTTACGAAGACAGGGTTTGCGAAACAAATTTTTCAAACACCTCTGAGAACAATCATCTTTCTGTTGCCGGTGGTCCACTTAGTTCTCAGTCTCTGTCTCATCAAATAAATCCTTCTGATCACATTAGAATTACCGCCATAGAAATAGCAAACTCTGGAAGCTCTTTTGGTTTTTCTGCCTCTGACGCTATACCTCTGTCAGTAGAAGTTGATTCTTCTGGACAGAGGCTTAGTCGTGAGATATTAGTCAGCAATATTGAACTAAACAATTACACCAATAACATTTATCCCGAAACAATTCATAATTCTTGGGAGTCTATTAATAGCGTTAATAATAGTAGCGAGGAAGGTTGTTCTGGCATTAGAAATGTTTTAAGGTCTTATGACACAAAAGATTACATTACATTAAACCACACCACCATTTCTGAGTCAGGAAAGTTAATACTAGAGTTTTCCCACGAACCCCCGCGCCCCATAGAGAGATATATCAACGGCGCTTTTAAAATTGGCTTTAATTCAGAAAATAAAGAGTTTGATTACGCCGGATACAAGACGGTACAGGAAACTGATTCTTACTTTGAAATAGATGATATATACCTTAAGGTCATTGCTAAAAAAGATGCAAACAGCACAGAAGATTTTTATCTAGACGTTGTGGGATATAGTGATGATAATTTCCTTGCTGTTACTTCTAGAGTTGGAGGATTCTTACAAAACATAAGCGGGACAGGAAGCGAACCTCTGGCTTCTGGTTTTATTAGATCTGACGAGTTATCTATTTCTTCAGAATCATTTTCTGAAAAAGATGAATTTTATGTTCGGTCTGACTTACACAATGCTGGTGGAGATCATTACTTGGTAGACCAGTCTAGCTCCGCACATGTAACATCCACAGATTTCCAAGAATATCTCGTACCTTTAAAGATTTACAAAAATTCTATCTTAAATAAGAATCAAAACTTTAATATCAGTTCTTTCTTTGAACACTTGCATTTAGATTTATGTCCAATTCCAAGTGGCGCTTCTATAGCATATATATCATTACTTGCTTTTTACAAGCCCTCAAATGCTATTCCCTTGTACACTCTTGGCTATAAAGGTGCAGAGGTTGGTAGTGCTGACGCTAAACTCTTTCCTTCATCTAGAAAAGAATACGATAATCCAATTAATACCGGATTAGATTATACGCCCCTTTCTTCTTTAAGCAACATTCCTCATGGCTACGGTTTTGATAGCTCTTTAAAAACAAATTACTCTCGCAGGTGGAGAAACACAGATGGATTAGTTGCTGTTGGTCCATTTGACTTCAATGGGTTCGATTTTTCCTTTTATAACCCGCAGCTTGCTAAACCATTTTTTGGTGGATATTTCTCATTCAATGACGATGTTGGAAATAATATTATTTCTGAAGAAATGTATGACTTGGTAACAGTTCAGGGTTCTTATGTTGGAAATTATGACAAGATTCATAACGTCGGACTAAGGTTTAATTCTAGCTCTCTTTTTAATAATCCAACTAGTCACACCACCATAGACTGGACAAGCATTAATGGATACCAAAGTGATCCACTGTACGGACAAATAGCTGACTCTTTTGATAATGCGATTAGGGTGTCTGGAGATCTTGGTTATATTTCTTTTCCCACGATTGATTTGTCAGATGGCTGTGCTATTTTTGTTAGATTTAGTCCAGACGTTTCAATGAGCGGAATTGACTACAATTTATACAATTCTGGAATTATATTCTCAAAGCATGATGCAGGAAATAATTTAGAGTTAGCGCTCGGTTATGACAATGGATATTTAACAGCTTACGCGACAGACTCTAGTAATAATATTATCTCTATTCAGGATTCTATTTCATACTCTAATTATACCTATCCCCTATCGGTCTTAGTTACCTATAATAATAACAATGACAGTAAGTTAGTTCTTTATACAGACAACGAAAAAGATTCTTATGGATTTAGCAGACTTAGAGCAGAGTCAGGCGCGTTTGTTATTACTCAGAGCTTGAGTGATTTAACTTTTGGCTTCAGTCACGGCGAGGGTGTTGGCTTTAATGGATTTATTACAGATATTGCAATTTCTGCGCCAAGCACTCAGGTCATTGATGTTCCACTATCTTTCAATCCAGACACATTTTTAGATTCTATTCACACGAAATATTGGTCTCAGTCTGAAAGCCACCTACAAGACACCAATACTTCTTGGTCTTATGTAGATAAAGACTTAGACGAATGGCATTTGGGAGCTTTTAATATCTGTGAATTCTCCCCGTCTTTTGATAGATTTACCAGCAGATTTGGCAAAGATTATGTTATACACAGAATAAAGAGCGACGGAGTTGCTTATAGTCAACATGCGAATCTTTCTTTACCGCAAAGCGTGGACTCTTCAGCCTCTTATCATACTCAGATTGAAAACGACATGTTGCGATTCCCCCTTTCTGCTAAACCAGAATCTTTTGCTTCTCCCGGCGTTATGGAGGGCGTTCGTCCTAGAATATCAAACTCATTTGTAAGAGGATATTCTATATTCGAAGAAGCTTTTGTTGTCGATACTGTTATAGACCACGTAACATATAATGATATCATTTGGGATAATGGTAAAATAGGTCCAAAATTAATTGTTAGTTTATATACTAAGAATAAGGATGATCCAGAAAAGCCATATAAAAATCTTGGCCTAATTAATCGTTCAACTCACTACTTGGCTCCATCTGGATGTATAAACAAAATTAGCAGCAAGTTTAGTTTTGAAGATTTATTCAACGAAGATAGTGAGGAGTGGTCTAGCTTCGATCAATCTCAAAATAGCAGTGAGCTTGATAATAAATTTATGTCCAAAGACATTGAAGACATGTTTCTTCAGTATGACATTGTTTATCCGTCAGGCTTGCCTTATGATTCAAGTTTAAGTATTTATGGAATTACAGTAACATTAACAGAAGCTTTACACAAAGCAAGAACTCTTAACAATTTGACATAGGATAATAAAATGGCAGGTTTTAATTTATTCGTTGGCGGCGATTACTACCAAAAAGATGATATCAATCTTTTTGCCAACGGCAAGGAATATTCTTATGATCAATTAAATTTATATCATTCTGGACAAACACCTCCAGAATATGAAATGAATCTTTATGCTTCTGGCGATAATGTTTATTACTCCTCAATGTCTCTTCATACCCTAACAACATTTTCTTTTAACAATCCTTTCATAAACCAAGACGATGAAGATGGAGGAGGGGAAGGAGGAGGCGGTGGAGATGGTGGAGGCGATAATAATCTAGACCCATTTGACTATATGCCCATATTTGTTAATGGTGCTGAAAATATACTTTCAGATGAAGACAATCCTTATCTCAATCTGTTTGTAGCTAAAGATAATCCACCCGGACTGCCGTTAGACAATTTATTGCATTTAAGCATTGACGTTGCTGACTATAGTGTTTCAGAGTCATCATTGATGCTTTCTTTATGGCAGCTTGAGTTTTCAAGAACCCCCGTTGAGACTTCTTCATGTAGCTTATATATTTCTGGCTTTTTCCAAGAAGCACCCGCAGCCGAAGGGATGTCTCTATATCTTGAAAATTATGTATCATCTCAAGCTATTTCTGATAGCCTTGGTTTATTTTTGGCTAATAACTATTTAATTAAATGGGACTCTTATGACTTCGGACTGAATTCTGAGCCTAACGACGATATTTATGCAACCGTTCCCGCCACAGATGCTATTCGTGGCGTTCAACTTATTTGTTACGGCGCTTGCGGTCAAGGCACTTGTGAAGACGTAAGCGTTGAAACTCATGACACCGTTTGGTTTGATCCAGTTTGTGTTGACGGTGGTATTTTTAGGGCTTCAGATGTTTATACTAATTTAGATATAGATGCTTTTGGATCTGAAGTTCCTTATAGCGGGCATTTTTATGGTTTTAGAAAACTTGACAAGTTATTACCTTTGCAAAAATACTTCATAAATATCATAGGCCAATCTGGATCCTCGGCAAAGATTACCGCCCCGAAAGAATTAGCTAGTTGGGAATATACTATTGATGGCAGCGACGTTGCCTACTCTGGATTGAAGCTTATTGGTGATAGTCCATTTGTTCAAAACGGAAGAAATGCTGGAGATCAGTATGGTAGCAGCCTTTCTATGAATGGAGATTTACTCGCCGTTGGATCCCCCCACTTTTCTTTTCCAGACGAACTGGGATATACTCTTCAAGACGCAGGAACAGTTTTTCTTTACAGAAGAGGACCAGAGCCTGATTTTGACCAAATTGTTAGCAATAAAGCTGGATGGGATTTAGAAGGACAGCTGAGACTTCCATCTGGAATACTGAGAGATTATTATACTGATACTCCAACAACGCAGGAAGATGGTATTGATATCGTTTTGAGAAATTGGAATCTTGGTCAAGAGGGCAGAAATTTTGGAAGTAGTGTTCACGTATGCTCTATTACAAATGATGACCCTTGGATTACTAGTGACAATAGAGAAATAATTGCCGTTTCTGCTCCAAACGCCCAGTGGTCTAGAACATTTCCCGACCTACAAATACAAAGCAACGACATCATTTTCTTTGTTTTTACCGACGAATTCCTGCCCAGCTTTACTGTCACAATAAGGGGTGAAGAATACACGTTGACCTATAGAGACATTGTTAAATCCATTACTTCTAAAAATCTATTGTATACTTATTACTCGCTACCAACCATCTCTTTGAATATAAATATCGTAATCTTCCATCCGATTGATGCAGACATACAGCCAAGTCCAAGTTTTCCAGAACCACAACCTTCTTTTATTGTCAAAAAACCAATCACTAGACACAGAGAAGAGGCTTATGGCAGTCAAGAATTCTTAGATATAGATGACGAAATATTAGAGCAAATAAAAAATGTTTTCTATGAACTTTATCCATATGATACAAACAAGCAGCACAATAATATACCAGCCATTCTTGGGGTTTATGTTGATAATTCTAGATCTTTGGGTTCTCAAGCAATAGAGCCAGCCCTTAGTAGGTTTAAAGAGCATTACCAAGAATACGCCTTTCAAAGTGGCGTTGCGGATGTTTTTGGAAACCCTTCCTCTGGAGCCGTGCTTTCTACCACCTCTTTGGATGAAAATTGGATTTTACAAACAACTACTGTTATTGACTTCACACTAGATAGCGGAAGACTTGCTACTAATAATCATTTAAGCCTTTTGACAGACCCTTCTACTTTTGGAGTTTTCAATGAAAATCTCCCCGAGTTTAACATTCCACCCAGCAGCGGTGGTTGTGTTTACTTATTCGAAAAAGAATCTGATTCTTGGAATTTGATTCAACAAATTAATTCTCCCACCGAAGATAATACTATCACTCCTGACCTGTTTGGTAAATCTATTAAGATGAGTGAGGATGGGTCTATTTTGGCGGTAGGATCGCCATATATCAATGAAGCCATAATGGTTTACGAAAGAGATCCAAGAGAACAGAATAGAATGTATAGCAATATTGAAAGTTGGGTAGATTATCATTTAGAAAAAGACGAGCTAAACGAAAGATACGCTTATTTAAAATTCACTATAGAAAATTTGAGAGCTTCTGGTAATTTTACAGATGGAGATTCTGGTGTATATAGATCTTTATTCTTTGAGCTTTCACATCAGGAAAAATACGATTACAGAAATGATTATGATTTCTGGGGTGATAAACCAATACAAGAATACAAGCACAATTTCACCTATCGTTATACAGACATTGACTACAAGGGTACTTACCTAAGCTTATTAGAAGAGTTTGCGCCAACTTCTAGAATGGGATACAGCGTAGCCGTAGAAGACGCTGGAGAATCTGTTGCGTTCGGTTGTCCAACCGATAGCTTGGACGAGCTAGATGACACAAACTCATACTATCACCCAGATAATTCCGGGCAGATACTATGGCCTTCCTACGTTAACGCTGGAGCCGTTAGAGTCCTAGATTCTATTAAGTACTTTAGGCATAATCGCGTTGTAGAGTATTCCAAATTTGGAAACAAGCATAAAGCTTTATATGAACAAAATTTCCCCGAATCATTCGATCATTTTTCAAATTTGTTTAGCCCTTCTGGAATATCTTTTGAGAGAACAGACTTTAGTGACTTTGAGATACCTCAAGACGCTGGAATGCTTATGATTATTTGCCCAGAAGTAGATTTTAGCAACATTGAGGTTATGAATAGAATTAAAAACTGGCTAGATCTGGGTGATAGAAACTTAGTTCTTGTTGGCGATGATGGAAATTTTGAGCAAGCTGGAAGATTTAATCAATCTAATCCTATCTTGAACAACATACTCTCCAAATTAGATTCTTCTATGAGGCTAGTGAGCGCCCCCAACACTGAAAGTGCCATTCTCAGCGCTCAAGGTTCTTGTCCTCTTAGGCCCAACATATTACCTTCCTTTAGGCCAGAAAATTCTATAGATACATACGTTGATACAAGTGCTAATATCTTTGGAAACGGAGTTGCAGATATTAGAATTCATGCTCCAGATGTTTATGAAGACTATTCATGCTCAGAGTATTACAGGCAGCATAACGATTATTGTTCTCCACCCTTGGCTCATTCTGGAGACTTAAGAACTAGCTGGGATAGTGAAGACGGTATAATGAATTGGCCTAATTTATTTTCGGAGCGATTTCAAGGCAAACAACCTCCAGTTCCATTAATGGTAGCTGGATATTACAAAGAACCACAAGTAGTAAACATTCCTGCCATACCGCCAACGTCTGGGCTTTTCCAATATTACGATTATGTACAAACCGATGTTTCTCCAGCCTATGGAAATCTTACAACCGGAGAAATTGAATTTGGGTGGACAGAAGAATTAGAGCTATACAATAGCTTAAACACAAATGTCAATTTAAATTCTAACGCTAACAAGTTTTTCAACCCGCCTTACAAGATGGGTTTAAATGCTTTGTTACAATCAAAAGCCTCTAATGGAATTGATACAACCCTTGGAGAGGTTTTGGCTTCTGATGCGTGTCATTTAGCTGCCTCTGAGAACATTCCAGATGCTAAAAATAGTCAATTGTTTTTGATAGGAACTTTATTTACTGAAAATCTAGAAATCCTTTATACTGGCCTCGGTGATAAAAATATTAATTTCTACTTCAATATGGTTGCTAAAAACCGATTCGGCTCTTCTTACGTGGCTCAAATAAATTCTTGGACTGGTCGCTCTAGCTTCAAGGACGCTAATCCAGATTCTATCATTGAGCTTGTTCTAAGAAATACTGGCAATACAGTTTCAGCCAATGTTAGTTTGTCTCAACTAATTTCTGGACATCCTAACGGAAATAGATACGACGTTTGCTGGGTTGCCAATCCTCTTAACGCCCCATCGGATCAAGACATCAAGACACTTAAAAAATGGCTTAATCAAGAAGATAAAAAAATAATCGTAACTTATGATAACGAGATTTCGGCAAAGAATGCAGAAATATTGTTAGAAAAACTTGGCCTAACCATGAAGCCGCTTTATCTAACAAACAAGTCTAGATACGCGCATAATACGCAAGACGTTGATTACAATAACAGAAACTTTTATTTCTTACAAAGATTCGAAACAAGTTTAAGTAGATTTTATCCCGATATCAATCCCTACAACTATCGTGCTAGATATGGATTTATTCCAAGTAGAGATGATATTTATGAGATTACATTAGACACAAGAACTTCTAACTTTATACCTATTGATCTTCAGGGTGGCACAGCTATAGCGTCTCTGAATCATGGAATTGTTGATGATAAATTTTACGATCTTGGCTTTTACTACATGAAGAGTGGCACTGCTCGGATTTCTTTTCCTGTTCGCCCCAATACTGCTTATAGAGTCTTTTTAGATACTGCTGCTTATTCATTCTACGAAAAAGAACCAATAACCGTTTATGTAACTAATTGCAACGCCTTACCTAGTTTTACTTCTCCATTTGTTCCTCCCGATCAAGACATTTACAACTTAAACTCCGATGACACTTTCAGCTCTGTTTTTTATGGTCCAGTTGGCGTTATTGCTCAAATTGGGGGAAGAAGTCAAGACACACTACTTCAATCTAATGTAATAGAATTTCACACCCTCCCCGGTGTAGATGAAGTTTCTTTCTTCATTTCTGGTAATAGCTCTCGCGTTAGCTTTAAATATGATGAAGCGCCAAGCACAGTTGCCTTAGTTAGCATTTCTGGCGCGCTGGTTGACATAGTTGAGTCTCCATTAATGTCTCGCGTTCCTAGATATGAGTGGGAGATTATAGATCCGGGTTCTGAGGCTTTTACTACTACCGTAGAGTTTCCTGACCCTTTCCCAATTCACTCTAATAGTAATAAATATTGTCCCGGCAATGTTGATTTTTTCAGTCTAGACGACTGTAGCAACATTTTTGCAGATTCGAAAATAGATGATGGTCCAGTAGTGGTTGCACAGGAGTTGTATTATGGAAGTCCCAAAAGGCAAGGTATAAATCAATCTAGGATTACGCTTATTAGTGATGCTAGTATTATTGAGGGTCCATGCGTTTTTCGTAGTGGAGAAGTGATAGAGGAAAATGCAAGCTTCATTAGAAGTCTTTATCCAGATACTATTTTTCCAGAAAATGAAAATTCTAAACTTTTTTCTCCTACTTCTATTACAAAAATTATTTCCCCAGAAAGAAGCAGTCCCGCAAGATTGTTTGCTAATATTGGCAATAGTGGTTTGATAGAAAGGTTTATTCCATACAATAACCCCATAGTAAACTCTGGCAACAATCTGTATATGTTTAATGAAACATTAAACTACGAAACAGTTCAAAGACCAGAGTTAACAAGCGAAAATTCTTCAAGTGTTTTTTCTAAGTTTATAGATAGTCAAAATTTTTATGGTTCTAATTCTAAGTTCAATCAAGAAGTGGATGGTGTTTATTATCAAGACTCCAGCGTGCTTGGCGGCAAACCGTCTATTATTGATGCTTATGGAGCAGATTTTATAGATCCAGATGTTTTTGTTTCTGGGTATCCCGGAGACCTTTTTGGATATTCGATAGATTACCACAGAGGAAAGCTTGTTGTAGGCTCTCCATTTGCTGCTTATTATGAAGAGCAGCCCATTAGCTGGAGCGGTGTCGTTGCAGAAACGGAAAGTTACACACAGCCATTTGGTACTATTACCAGTAGAAATGGCGGGGCGGGATCAGTTTACATATATGAAAAAACAGGAGAAGGAGTAACTCTTTCCGGTCGCGGTATACCTTGGCAATTTACTAACAAATTAAGACCAAAAAGCATAGGCGTTGGCCAAGACTTAGACAGCTCAATAGAATCTAAACTTATAGAACACTTGGGCGAAAATGACTACTCCCTAGATGACCTTTTAAAGTATTCAACTTTCACTGATCAGTTTGGAAGCTTTGTAAAAATCTATAGCGACTTGCTGGCCGTGGGAGCGCCGGGGCATGACTATTCTATTAATGTAGACTTGTCTAGTACAACCATCATCGAAGGAGCTTTTGAGTTTAGGTCTTTTAATTTTGAATACGACGCTAAAGCTAGAGAGCTTATAGACTTGGGTGATCCAGAGGTCAGGGACTTAATTGGTATTATTAGTGGTGTCATGAACAATGGCGCTGTCTATACTTTTGAAAATAAGATTACTAACGCCAAAACAAAAGAGCAATCTTGGGCCTTGGTTGAAAAACTTATACCTGATGGTTATAAGTCGAGATTACAACAAAGTTATGATGAGCTATCTCAAGTTGTTGCTTCTGGTACAGAAAACGAGCATTTTGGAAGAAATATAGCTCTTTTCAGACCTAAGCGAACCGACGCTGATTATACAATAGCAATTGGAACTCCTAATCACAAGTTTGCAACGAGTGGCACACACATTTCTGGAGATTTGGAAAAAGCAGGGGCCGCTTTTCTCTTTGACGCTATGCTTAGAGATACTCCCCCGTTTGTTCCAGACGAGCAATGTTTTATGAACGCTAGTGTATTTGGTTATCCCAACCAAAAAGTAAGCCTTAGTATTGACAATAGCACTCTAGACGCAACGTATCACACAACCGGATTTATTTATAGCAATACAGAAGGAGAAATCTTTATAGAAGCTTCTGGTCAAGATAATAACCTTAAGGGTTTTTCAGTACACAGACCCGTAATAAAGGCTGTTTACGGCAGGGTTGCAGATGACGAAGGAGACCTAGAATCTCAATCATTATCATTATATACAAAATCCGTTTTAGGCCTTTCTAGCATTGATATTCCTCTTTATTGCAGTGTTCCAGACAATTCTAATGTGTATAATACTTTAGGATTAAGCACAATAGCACTTGGAAACATACAGGAAGGAAATGATATAAATCTATATTCTCATTGCCCTTCTGGTACAAACAGTGTTGCTTACGTTGGTTTAGTTACCAGCGGTGTAAGTTTTACTGATATTAATTTTTCATTATTTTCTTCTGGGTATTAATATGTCTTGTGAACAAGAGATTACATTTTCTCAATCAAGTGTAGCTGGATCTTCAGGTGCTAACTCCGCATCCATTATAGTTAAAAAAAGAACCGGCGGCAGCTTCTACATAACACCACCCCCACAGATAGGTTGGTCTGAAAACCCTGTCATTCAAGGAAATCATCTGCTTGGATATGAAACTACTGTTACCTTGTCCTGTTTCGCAGTGGGGTGTGGCTCAACGTCTAATCTTGGGCAATTAGTTAGTGTTGAAAGCTTCTTCAGTGATGCGACTACTTTAGAAGTCAAATCTTCAGCTTCTCAGTCTGGCGGCACGGTGTTTAATATAACTAATCCAAGAGTTTCCGTTCAGCCTTCTAACTTCGCGGGCGTTACTAGGTATGATATTGTTTTTGATTCTTTTAGTCCATCTGAATCTACTAAGGGAGCTATTACTAGCGAGACGCACGGAAATACAAGCAACAAGCAGGCAGTACCCTTAGCTTCTTTTTCAGATGTGTTTTCTTATGAACCAGATGATTCGCTTGGAAAACTGTACGACGATCCGGGCGCTCAGGTATATAGATTTACCAGAACCTGTAGTGCTAAAGGCAGACCAGCTGTTGGCGCTGATGTTAATAACACATCAACTTTTTACGCAAATGCATGTAGTGGAGTTAAAGCTTTTGTGGATAGCAGGATGGCCATAAATGAATATTCACCATATGTTGTTACAGACCATTATAAATACATTCAGGGCGCTTCCATAATGCGAATGTCTACCGCTGTTAATATAGACTTAGCCGAATTGAGTTATTCAGTCACTATTAATGGGTACTGGGCCAATAGCTCAGGCGGCACTCTGAGACAAATTGGAGCTTTTGAAACTTTTAACACCACCGTTCAAAATGACGCAAGCTCAAGATTAGTTTCCGTAACCGTAGACGGAAAACTTAACGGATATTCAATAGGAGCGCCAACTGATCCTAGACAATCGGTTCTTGCCGGGGCTGGGGGCGGCGCTCAAGATGTATTAAACCGCATTTCTGGCAATGGTAGTTATGGAATGGGTTCGGTTGTGTACTCTAGGGCGCAAAGTGCTTGCGGCTCTGTCCTAAACGCTATTCCTAAAAGTGTTTCTGTTGCAGATTCAGCTAGCGCTGATGGTGCTATTAGTTACAACGTCACCTATGACAATAGGCCTACCAATGTGGTTACTGGATCTATTTCTGAAAGTATCAGTGTTTCAGATTCTTATCCTACCGATGTTTATGCTTCTATCCAGATAATGGGCAAGAGAGATGGCCCCGTGTTTCAATATATGAACACGACCACAGAATATGAAAGAACTTTAAACGTAGAATTAATTATGAGCGACAACATTACCGCCAGCCCTTCTGTTCACAGCGACACCAGAGATCAGATAAATAGTCTAATAAGTAACGCAGTGCCGTCAGCTTCATCTGCTGGATACGTTATGCTTAAGCAGGCTACAGAAAATTGGAACTCTACTGAAGGTCAGTATTCACTAAACATGTCTTGGGCTTATAAATGACTCTCCCCACTGCGCCATTTCCACCGCTTGATACTTCTTATCTAGAGGAAGTTATATTACATTACGAAGATGGTATATACCCATCTGATCATGTTTCTGAAATTGGGAATTTTGATAATACTGATCAGAAAAATGCTCTAAAGCTTAGTATTTCTTTTAACAACTACAAAACATACCTAGAAGATTATATAGACTTTGATGAATTTAACGTTCTTTACAGTGGAGGAATACCATCATTCGCTTCTACAACCTTTGGCTTATTAAGAGGAAATACTGGTTCAGATAAATTTAATCTGGAAAGCCTTCAAGACTATAACGATCCCTCTGACGAAACTGTTAAAGGAAAATTTAATACTAAGTCAGAGTTTGAGTCGGCTCAACAACTGTCTAATCTAGATTATTATTATAGTAGTTTCTCGTATATGGAAATGTCGGATGGTGTTCAGGCTCCAGTTCGTCGTGATGTAAATATGACACATTTTGGCTTAGACGACGTTGTTGTTGTGGAGACACACTCCAGTGTTGAAAATTTTAATAGACCAAATTATTCACCTACCAATATTCCAGAAAACACTTCAGATTCTGGGGGGTCTGTTTTTGATCCAGATTATTTCAATCCAGACAGACATCCCGCTGGACCTTCTGACGACTATAAGTCACCAAGCTCACCCTCTGGTCAATCGAGTAACAACAATCAAGATGATCAGGATCAAGATGATGACACAGGGAATTTCGAAATGATGCCCCCTCCCCAAATGGCCACACTGTTTATATCTTCAGCGCCCTCTAACTAGGATCTTATATGTCTACTAATTCCACAGATTCCGTTGTTAAAGATTGGACTGGACCTCTTGATAATTCTCTTGCTACAAGGGAGGAGGTTAGAAGTACAGGTGGCTTTTTCCCGGAACAGCAAACTTTTCTTGGCGCAACTATAAAATCGTTTAGCGCTCAAGCCGGTGGGGGGTCTTCACCGACTACTCTGAATGTAGAACTTATAGTTGATCCAAATGGAACCAACCCAACAATAGACGATCCGTCAAAGTCTAAAGGCGTTTATGATCCATATCACACCGGTACTGACGCTTTCTCTCCCCCGGGGGTTGGAATGCCTGTATTTTTTGTTTATTCTAACCCTAGAGCTACCATTAGAGACGCATTCGAAGGAAATAGTACTGGTTCTGTATTAAAATTTGGCGGGTTATTACAATCATTTCATAGCACCAGTAGCATATCTGGGCATTCATACTCTGTCACCGTCGTTGACCCAAGAGAAATCTTGTCTAACATTTACTTAATACTAAACCATTCTGACGATAAAGTTGGAGAAGTAGAAAATAATGTTTACAATGTTTTTGGTTTTCTTGAATATAATCCAACCTTAAGCACACGATCAATTTTTAAATCATACACTAAAAATATTGCCTCTAGAGGCACAAACGGTTTAGCTGGTGATGACATGTACTATTCTGGTGCTGCCGTTGGAGATTCATATTTCAGCAACCCCGGATACCAAAACAAATTTCCAGTAACCGGAACGGCAATGTCTAGAAGAAGTTCTTCAGGCATTCCTTATTACAGAATAATGCAAGCACTTGCGGCTATGAATAGCACTTTACCCAACAGTGAATATTCTGGATTTTCTGGCGGCATTTATTACAGAGGTCTTAGCTATTACATCAGCTTCCATAACTTACCCGCGCTAGATCCTCTGTATTTTTTCGATCAAGACAATATAGACTTACTTGCTTTTGTCATGGAAATTGCTGAAAGCTGTGGGTATGAAATTGATGTTTCTCTAAGCCCTTATTTTGGAAACGATACTGGGGTTGGTGGAACAATTAGTATCAATTTTATTGATCGGTCTAACGAAAGTGCTGTTGGTCAAATAAATAGCTTTATAAATAATACTGGTAACTTTCCTGTCCACACTAGCGATGACGGAAATACATATTCATTGTTAGAAAAAACCGACATTGGATATGAATTAACAAATCCAACTACTAGCAAAGTTTTGTTTGGTGCTAATCGAGTTGATTTATATGCTTTTACTTCTAGTCACGACGGTGGAGCTTATCACGGAGGAGGTGGCGCTGGTAACTTGGACCAGATCATTCCATTTTACGGAACTTTAAGTGGAAACGTTGTTGTTCCGGTTAAAGGTAGCGGTCCTTGGAAACAAATATTACTAGATAGCAGCGGCGTTGGCGCTTTTGGTGTAGGAAATTATTACGTCGCTACAGAAACAGAATTAAGATACGCCTTGAAAGGATTTAAAGCTTGGAAAAACTTTTTAGAATTCTACAACGCGAGATTTTTAGAAGTTGTTAACAAAAATCCTAAATATTCAGAGACTTTAATTGGTAACGGGATTAGCGTTCAAGACGATGAAAACGGAGATCATATAAAGGGGCTTAAAGCGCCTAGATGTCTATTTACGAACGATGCTGGCTATGGTGCTGGTGGCATGTTGCTTAACCCATGCTGTCCACCATTCGGCTATCCTCTGTACTACAACAGGGCTGTTGCATTAGGATTAACCGTCAAGAAGGTTTTTGACGAAAGGGCTAGTGTGGTGGCAGATCTTAGGGTACTAAGCAGTCTGGAAGGCTCTTCAAATCCCGCAGGTGTTGCTCAAGTTGTCAACGCCTTGCTTGAAAAGTATAAACAGTTAAGAAAAGTTAGAAAATTGAGCCAAGCTGAAAATGATGCCGTTAAAATTATCAGCAGTCAAGGCGCAGGCGTAGACTCATCTTATCTAGATAGTATTATTTCTTCTATGAGCGGCCAGATGGTTATCGTTAAGAAAAATGTAGAGACAAGAAAAGAAAATGCTCAAAAAGTATTCAATTTTGTAAAGAGCGTTGCAGAAGAATGTTACGGAAAAAAATGGTTAGTGAGATTGCCTCCAAAGCCAAATTACAAATTTGGCGTTCCTAAGCTTTCGGCAGACAAAAAAACTTATGAATCAGGTCCGTTTGGGTTCTATCCTATTGGCAATGGAGATTTATCCGCTGCTGCTAATAACGGCTCTTTTGTTGAAGCTTCTAACAATCCGGTTTTTACGGCGGCTCAATCTCAGTTTAAATCAGGCTTTATATCAACTTACAATCCAATAGATGATAGCCTTAACTACAACTACATCCCGGATAGTGCTGGGGGTTTTGTTAGTTTAGATGTCTACAATCTTGGTGTTACTTCGGCGCTCATGCCAGCAAATTTACAGGGCTTTGGTGCTAACCACAGAATTAAAGCATATGTTCGATATGACTATGCAGAAAATCTTAATGTTTCTAGTGCTAACAGTAGGGTTTATACCGAACCGGTAGGTGATAGAATTATCCCCCAAACAGACCCTAATAATTCTGCCCAGATGATTGCTTTTATTCCAGCAGAATTAGACACTCAGGTTTACTATCTGCCCGTAACACACACCAGAAGTGTCATGCAATGCAATGGCAAGAGGCCGGTTACATATCACATGCCATTACCTGTCAATCTAGACGCTTCTGGGAATGTTCCTGACGGCGCTGGACAATTAAAAACTAACATTCAATACGAACCTCTGTTTTCTGGTAGCAATGTCAATATTTCAGATTTTCCTAGATCTAACAATGGACAAATTATTCCTTATCCAAACCTAGATTACGCCTATGCTTTAATAACAATAGGTAGTGTTGTTTCTCCAAAAAGAGATAGTCTAGCAGATATACCTAAAAAACAGAAATTTAATACTGCCGCATATCCATCTTATTTTACTGACAACGACACTCTGGGAACAGTCACTGCTGTATCTATTTCTAGGAAAATAGATTTAGATAATTATGGCTCCAGTTTGACTTTTTATAATCCAGATAGGCTATTTTCAGTACCTCCCTGTGTAAAGCCAGACCTAGCAGTTTTACCTCTAGAAAATCAACAGTCTTGTTACGGACCTTGGTATAGCGGGCCTGTTAAATTTAAAAATCTTCAAGGCCAAGATGAATATAAGTTATTAAAGAACATTGGTGGAAAAGTAGACATTCAAACAGACGGAAGCTTGGCCCCTTGGAATTTTGGCTCTTATGGTTTAATGAACATAGCCGCTAATAGTAGAGTTTCTTTAGCTGGAACTTTATACCTTGCTTCAGAAAAAGGCTCTGTAAGCTATCCCGGTATGCCTAATGGCAATATTGATATTGGCAACCTGATATCCACAGGTGGCCCAATTTTAGATAGTATTTCTCTAGACGTTGGGATAGACGGAGTGAGGTGTTCTTACAGATTTCAAACCTACAGTAGAAGCATGGCTCACGTTCAAAGGCAGCAGCAAAAACAAATAGATATAGTAAAAAATCAATATCTTAAAAATAGTGCGGCCCAGTTTGATTTGTTCAGCAAGAGTTTAATTAAAAACAAGTTCAAAGGAGCGCCCCCTCCCGCTCAAGTATTAAAACCTTATGTATCTGCCATAGACCCCAATTACACAAGCCCGGGAACAAATAATTTATCTATATCTAGTGTGTCGTCAGTTGGCCAAGAAACCGCCTTTCAGTCTTCTGTTGCTTCCTCAGAATCTATGCAAGAAGTCTTGGAGCAGGACAACGACACATTATCTCAGTATAGAGACAGATATAATTCTGCTTTAGAAAATTTATCTGACCAAAAAATTGCCGTCTCTCGACAGCACCACCACTTGTTGCCTTCAATGAGGGCGGCTGATCTTGAGCAGCTAGAAACCCTCTATGACAGCCCCCTTGATCCATTCAATAGAGATGAACACCACATAACATACTGGAGTTAAACATGGGACTTAGTTCTGGGAACGCCTACTCTTCTTCAACCGAATTTCATTCTTTTGTTACTAATGACCCCAAGATGGTAGCCGTAGGTCTCGGGTCATTTACAAGAGATAGCTTAAATAAGGCTCTAGTAGAACTCAAAAGTTTTGAAGACGAAATAGGAGACGAAGATTTTTTTAATGATATTAAATCGGCCAACGGCAGCAACGGTCTTCAAATTCTATTCAACACGATTAATTCGGGATCTTGGGAAGGGGGAGGGGGTTCAAAATCATCTAATGATATTATTGGATTAATTTCTACCTTTGAATCAACTATTGAAGGTTTAATTGTAGAAAATAGTAACGATAAATCAGCTTCTGTTAGTAAAGTTAAGGGCGCAAAAAAGTGGCTAGAAGCGAATATAAGCCCAGTTAAAGAAACGTCTAGTAGGTGTTATACTTTAATGGGTGGACTTTTTAGCAAAAATGATCCATCTGTTTATACCAACTTGTATTTTCACATACCCGGAGAAGGGGTTGATAGGCAAGAAAGAGTAACTGCACAAAAAGGTTCTCAAATTATTTCAGACGTTGCGGTTTCTGCCACCGGACTCAAGTATTCTAAATCAAAAACAGAAGCAGCAAGATCTTCGCTACATGCTGGAGTTTACGTCAGGCCAGACGACATGTCTGGAAATTCTATTAATGATTTAGCCACTGGTAAAATCAGGCTTTCTTACAACGACTCTCTAGGATCTTGGGAATCGACCCAAACCATTTTAGCCAGACTTATAACCCCCGTTGCTGCTGCTGGCAACACCGCTTTCCAAATGCCAGACGAAGACAGCGACGGCTTTTTGCAAAATGACGCAGACGGAGACTTATTTTACTCTAGAGGGTCTGAATACTATACAGGCAATTTTTCTTCAGGATTGGCTGTTCCAGTTTCGGCGCAGGATGGAAATCCAAATTTATTCGGTCCTAATATTATTATTGAATATAATGCGAAGAGAATAGAAAAAATTAGAGTTATTAATAGGTCGGAAAAATCATTTACTGCTGGAACTCTTGTTATGTGTACCCTAATAGGTTCAGAATGGATCATTCAAGAGTTCAGTATTGCTGGTGAAGGCCTTCCCACAAAAATGGGCGCTTGGACATTTTCAAAATTAATTGCTAATTCAGATGCTTTTTTTAGAGACGCTGGCATGTCTAATGAAATGTGGAGTGCTGGGAAATATGAGTATAAGGCTAGACAGAATTGGTATTTCTCATGGAAGAACAGTATTGCCGGGGGTAGCTCTTCCATGCTTCCGTTTCATGATGCTACGGAAATAATGTCCTTAAACGATGGATCTAATGTCGCCTTCAATCCTAGTCTTGGGTATTTTGCAGCATCTTCTTTTGATAGCGCTAAATATATTCAGTATACAAATGTTACTACCGCTATGGCCGCATTTACCACTGACGCTCTTATGGGATCGCATTTAAAAAATTGGTGGGGGCCAAGTTTTCCAGATGGCTATCAGGCTTCATTGGCCACTGGAGTTAATGATTCTGGACCGGCTGGTATCAATAGTAGCCTTTATTTTCCCGGATATAGTTTCAATGGACCCAGAGAAGATACTCCAGCAGATATGGCTGTCAATGGCTATTATAGTGATGATAATAGTAGTTCTCCAATATTACCCTTGGATTATTGGCAATCTCTTTTAAATGGCAATACTCTGTATTCAGCTGCTTCACAATATAGGAGTGAAATATATAATTCTCAAACCGTTATGCAAAGCAGAGGCCTCACACCCGCAAATCCAAATCATATACAATTTTCTCCCCTTCAAGCAGAAATGGTTATACAATCTGACCCTTTAGTTTCAAGCTTGCCTGATGGGGCAGAAAGAAAAGATATACAAGAACGAATGAATGGAGCAGAAGGCGCAAATGGTGATTCTCATATGTTTGGCAATATGTTTAGTCGTTTTAGCAGCTTGAACGTGGGGTCTTACCTACCTTACGACCACCACATTAAATCGACTCCTCTTAGCAAACCCCTTGGGACATTATTATTATACAATGACGACGACATAGAAAAAGAAGGATTAAATTTAGTGGGGATTACAGCTGCTATTAATAGATTTACTAGGCCCGGAGGCGGCACTGTCAACATGGAGGTTTACGAAGACTTTGGACCGCCCATGTTTCAGAGCGCTCTTCCGGGGCAAGCTCCTCAATTTAGCACTGTGGCTGCCTTTTTTGGCGTTGTAGCATTTACCCCCGGGACTGCTCCTCGCAGCATTGGGTGGAACCAATATGGAAGCCCTATTGGTGGTCATAACTATTTTGGAACAACCGCCTTACACTGTAGGGTTTTTGACGCTTGGCCCAGAGAAGACACCATATGGGATACAAGATACTTTGCAGCTCTACATTTTAATTCTAGTGGCCCAGAAGTAGACTTTCCTGTTCCCACCCTTAGTGATGGGTCTTTCCCATCCGTAGGCTCCTCGGTGACGCACGAAAGTGGATTTAAAGCAACATCTGACTGGACCAAAGATCCCATAAGAAGAGGAATGTTATTAACATCTGGTGGTTTTGCGTACAAAAAATTAACCATTGGATTGTCGCCCTCTAGCATGAAAGTCATAAAGGGTCCAATTTCTGCGGGTAATTTTTTAGATAAACGGGGAAATATCGAAATGACCTTTGATTCTTCTGGAGGCGTTAGCTTTGGGTCTGACGAATTCGGTAATACTCTATCGGGAGAAGACCTAAATCCCGGATCTTTTGGGGATAGGTACTACGACGACTCTGACCCAAACAATATCATAGACGAGACTGGCTATATCGTAAAGCTAGATGGGGGAGGCGTTGTTTCCTTCCAAGGACAAGTAAGGTATATTACTAAGCTAGATACAGGGCCAAAAGAGCATGGTGGAATTAAGCGCCTTACAAGCGGAACTGGAGACGAGGCCGGAAGAATTACAGGAAATAAAAGTACTGAATTTGGTTTAGATCCCAATGATTCTGGACAATATGATGCCTATTTCTTCTTTCATAATGATATTAGCCACACTTTTCAGTTTCAATATGGAAGAACTCAATACCCCGGATATGCTCAGTATGTTACGTTAAATATTAGTTAAAAACACAAAAAAAGTGTATCTATAATTAGTTATAAATCTAAGGAGTTTTATATGCCTGCTTCACTTCAATTTTATGCCAATATTGGCGACCCAGACTCAACCGAGACGGTGATTGATCACCAAAACGGAGAAGGTTTAGGCTTTTATGGCTTAGGCTTTGGCTTGTCTGTTCCTGTTGGATCTGTTCAAAATACCACTTTTGTTACTAATGCCGCTGGCACTATTGCGGGAGTTCAATGCAATAACACATCTATGATTTCGGTGGGAGATGCAAACACCGCCGGGGTTGTTGAAGCTAATGGCGTTAGTATGCCCTTACCAAATCTACCCAATTATTTATGCCCCCTTAATATTAGATTTACAAATGACGATCCGGTTAGGGTTCAAAATTGTAAACTACGTATTTTTGATAGAGATAACCCCGAAAATGCCGCGAGTGGAGTAACCACATATGTTTATGAATCTCGACACCCAGCGGCTGAAACTAGCTATTCTAACCTTCATTTTCGCGCACGTAACAGAGATACTTGGGTTGAGTTTGGTCAAGGCATCAGCAGCATTGACGACCAAACTTTCAATGGTGCTTTAGAAATGACTTTTACACCTTCTCCCGGAATGCATGGGGAAAACTCTGATTCCTTGGAGACTGATAGTGGCCTTGGATATCAAACTACAGAAGGCGTGGAACACCTTTCTACCCAGCATGACTGGTATGTTGCCATAAGTGCTGAACCAACCAGTATTGGCAGTAAAACCCAGTATGGATTATTTTTTACTCTAGAGTATTTAGCTTAACAATCTACAAACAAGGAGATCCTTTATGTCAGCCTCAAATTTAAGTGATATTACAGATGTTTTTGTTGGCGCATCTGACGACGGAGCCAACGTCACCATTCCAATTTCAAGTTTAGAAAGTTACTCGACCGGCAATGATGGCAAAGAGCTTTGCATGAGCCTTCTTTTGGCCGTTAACAAAGCTATAGCTGGCTCAGATCTGACAAAAATGACTACATCTACAGGTCAAGTTGCGACAGACGCTGACACTTTAACTAAAACTTTTAACTTTTCGGCCCAGCTTGCTTATAGTTTTGGCAATTTGGATATCGAAGCAGAACCAACCACTACCACGCCCGCTCCGTAACGGTAGATTCTGTGATTTAATCAATAAAAAAAGGCTACCCCAACCAATTGGAAGGGGCAGCCTTCTTTTTTAGCCTGTGATCTTTTATTCCATTTGCTTTGACTTTGCGTTCCACTTCATCCATCCACCATCTGGAAGCCAAGTGTCACCATCTTTACGTCGTGGAAACAATCCACCGCCCTTTTTATGCGCCCCAAAGCCAAGCTTTGCTCCACAAGAACTGCACTTCAATTCATAATACTGATTGTCGTCAACCGTTCTTACAACGTACTGAATATCTTCTCCTTTGCACTTTCCGCAGACATCATTTTCAAAGACTTCTTGGAACTTATTTAGTTCCGCGAACAGTTCTCGCTGTGATTCTGCTTCAATTTCTACTTGTAGCCTATTGTTTTTAGTTGTATAAGATAGTCTCATTTATGATCTCCACTCTTCGTTATAGCCAACAATACTTTCCGGTATTGAACCCTTGTCACGTTGATATTCATTAAGACGATCAATGATATCGCTAGCGACCTTTTTAGAAACCTTGCGGTTTTGATCTACATTAAATACTTCCTTTAACAAACGTCCTCCGTCCACGTTTAGTTGCTTGCACTTAATATCTATGAAGTTAGACTGTGCATCGCTCATTCTGCCCTGATCGTCGTAGTCTCCACTAGTGCTATTTGTCTGCTTGGAAATATCACGAACAATTTTGGCAGTATCTTTCTTGGTTAATTCTTCTGCTGCTACACCCTTTATTTTGAGGGCTTTACGTAAAGCTCTAGCCTCCGCTCTGGTGCTAGCAATGGCAACGGCGTAGGCACAGAACATATCATCAGTGTTGCCCTCCCAAGCGTCAGCAACCTCAGAATATTCAGAACCATTGGCAAATCTCACAGTAAATACCACAGTTGCCCTACCGTGATGGTCATCTCTAGTCACTGGAAATACTTGGGTTGGGCCACTATACATAATTTGCCCCAAAACAAGCTCAGAGACCCTTCTAAGGCCTGTTACTAAGGGATGACCATTCATAAGCTCATCTTCCTCAAATAGGCTCATAGCGTAATCGTGCCACTCTGAGGATAGCATATCTGGAGCATCATTTAAAACAACATTTTTTACTGACGTATCGGTGTTTGACGGTGTACTCAATTCTTCAACTCCTTCAAATAAGTCTTGTTCAACAAACATTTAAACCTCCTTTTATGCTTCAATTTCAATATATCTCTTACTTTTGGGTGGAAATTTAATCTCAATATTCTCTAAAATTCCAGCAACTTTGTTCTTCAGATCTTCTTTTTCGGTCAGCGATAAAGAGTCTGACATATGCTTGACTCTAATGATAACAAAGCCTTTGCTCAAAATCAAGCCCGTTTTATTGCTGTCTGCCTTAATTTGCTTTTGCAGCTTTTCTTCTCCCCATATTGGAACAAAGTGAGAAGGCCCATCTATCTCTATGATAGCCTTAATCTTTGGGAAAAACATGTCGATCTCAAGATTTTGATTAGGTATAAGATTCTTTTTGTGAATTTCTACAGTATGCCCCAGCTTTGTAAATTCGTTTTTCAAAAATTTTTCCAGCTTAGAGCCTTCCTTTCCGGCGTTCTGTATAGCTTTAATGGCCAGTCTTCTCATGTTTTCTTTTTCTTCCTGTGGCATATTCTTCCATCTATTTTTAGCTTTCTGCACATGGGAATCATATTTATCCTTTGCCATTTTTTTCCATTGATTTTTTTGCGACTTGCTTATTTTTAATCTTTCTTCTTTGCTTCTCTTTCTTCCTTCCGTGGGTATTTTTGCTTTACCTGTTTCCAGTGCATTTCTTTGCGCCTCGCTTTTACTTTTAAGATTCACTTTATTCTTGATCAGTATCCTTCTTATTTTATTTGGATAGGTATTCATAATGTCCGCTATTTCATATGTGCTTTTGTTTTCTTTTTCATATAATTTTACTACTTGGATTTCGTTCATGTCAAACCTCTTACTAAATTTTCCACACCATCAAAAACTTTGATTTTCACATTATTCCCAATGATTCTTTTTATCCTTTCTTCTATTTCCCCACTTTGTGCTAATATTGTAAAGTCGTCATTGATGCTCATGAGAAAAACTGGATCTATGTGATTTTCTGTTGTTGGCACATAATACGATTTTATTTCAGATGTTTTATTTGCAATTCTTTTAATCATCTTGAGTGATGTATTTAAAACAATTCCACAAAACCCCCACAACTGCTCTATGTTTAAAACGGATGTCTTAAAATCAAAAGACACGGGGCCGGATGTGTCATAGAATACAACGGGGTTCTTATCTGTTTTTTCTTGAAGATAATCGCACACTTGTTTCGCTAGCAATCTTTGTGATTCAGATTGCATGTCTACACATATTCCAATATTTTTATTCATATTATTTCTCCATGCCTTCCAGAAAAACATGCGTTTCTTTTATTTGTGAAAAAATTTGTTTCAGTCTATTTCTTGGCTTATGCCTGTCTCCTATTTTCAAGCGTACTTTGTCTTCATTATATATCTTTGCTTGATTAAAATCAAACATTGTTTCATCGTCTAGCATCTTTGATAGCGATGACTGCAAAGCAATAGCCTCTTCTTTATTGTCATTATCAAAATACACCTTGGAGTTTGATAGCATTATTGCGTTAAAAAAACTTTCTGGAATCAAATTGGGTTTAATGTTCCTAAAAATAATTTCATGATAATTGTGTAAAATACCAGCCATAGAGAATGGGTTCAAGTTTGAATCTGCCCCAACGTCTTCTGGAGCATTGGAAAGGAAGTGATAAGAGCCTGAATATTCTTTCTTGTCTTCTTTTTTGTTAATTATTATAGCTTTGTCTATTTTAAAATCTATATCAGACTTTTCAATCTTATCATTAGCGCACTGCAAAACATGCTCATAGGGTATTCCGAAATCTTCCTTCTTATGATTTATGTTTGAACTGAATGCCAGCGGGCAATTTATTTCTTTTTGATTTAGTATTTCTTTAATTAGTGGAATATGTTTGTCTTCAACTAAGTCTATGTTTATAATGTGCTTAACTTTTTTGGCAGAATTTTGATTGTAGTGTATCACGTTTCTCATGTCAGTTCCGATATTCATAATTACAATATCAGGCAATGTTCTGTCATAAACATAATACAAGTTTTCAGTTCCACCATTTACCATTATACATTGACAATCCGGTATCTTATTAATTTCTTCGTGTAGATACATTGGCTGAGAAGAGTCTTTTGTGCTATAATTAAATATTACAAAGTTCACTTTTATATACCCCCTAGTGCTTGGCATTGCTTAATTTAGTTATTGATTCGCCGCCTTGGTAAGGTAATATTTTTATCCCCTTTTTAATCATGTGGTTTATTACCTCGTAGAATATCTTGTTGTTGAAATTACCAGAATTGATGATCTTGTTGAATTCATCATTAATGCTTGATTCTTCCATGTTCAAAACTTCACACCATCCGTCCCCCAAGCTTCCAAACGACATGTGTTCTATAGTTTTCGTTTCTTTATTTAAATTTACTTTAATGTCTAAGGTTCCGTCGCTAGATGTAACTATATGTTTTTTTTCTCTCAGCAGACCCTCAAGATCTTTCGGTCTTACTATATAATTACCATTTATTATCAGCGTTCGTTTATTTTTCGTATTATTTATAGCTAATCTAATTGATTCACATATTCCAGAATTTTCGTAATTAATGTTTTCTACACACCTGATGTCAACATTCTTGTATTTACTGTATACATACTTCCTAATTCTTTTAGAGTCATATCCTGATGCAATAATTATTTCAAAGTCTTCTATTGCTTGCTGTATAGAATGTATTTGATAATCTATAACTTTCTGGCTGCTGTTTCCGATTGGGATAAAAGCTGCGTTTCCATAAGATTTCATCTTTGGTATAAAAGAATGATAAACCAGTATTACGGTTATCTTTCTTTTTTTTCTGTTTTTCTTTTTACTTTTTGATGTAATGTACTGTATGCTCATTTTTTTGTAAACTTAATATTGTATTTACTTTCAGAAGGTGAAAACTCTAACGTACTACAAACCAAAGACATTTCTGCCATAATTTGTTTAACTAAAATAGCCGGATGAATATTGCTCTTGTCTTTTATGGCCTTGTTAAAATAGTCTTTATCTCTATTTCTTATTGTGTTTTTACAAAGTAGGTCAATGTCGGTATCTTGTATGAAGCACTCTCCACCCATCCTGAGCTTTTTAGCACAAAAGCTCAAGCACTTAATGAAATCATCATTGTCTACATAAGAAAGAGCGTCTTCAACGATTATCTGCATAATCGAATCATTAGGAAGTAGGTCTTCAGATATTTCCGCTATCTCTACGGTTTTTATGTTTTCTATTATACTACTACTATTTTTTTTGCTGTATATCTGCAATTTCATTTTATAAACTCCGTGTTGCCTCAAAGGTTTGGTTCCAATGTTCTAAAAAGACATCTTCTCTAAAATCAGCTAATATTTTTTTTCTGGCGTTGTCGCCCATTTTTCTCGCCAGTTCTGGATCGTCTAAAAGTTGCTGAGTATATTTTTTTAACTCTTTTTCATCATTTGATATAAAACCCTCTACCCCATGAGTAATAACTTCCGGTATCATACATGTTGCTTTTGACACAACGGCGCACCCACAAGACATTGCTTCTAACACTGATTTTGGTATGGGACTAAACGTTGATGAGTTTAAAAATACGGAATGAGAATTATAAATATCAACTAGCTTCTCGACAGATTCAGTTGGCTCTGACAGACCGGGATTATCTCCAACCAAGGTAAAATCTAAGCCTTCTACTATATCCTTCCACCCCGTAAAATTCAAGCAATAGTCTCTATTGATAAAATCGTTAGCGACCGTTAATACTTTATTTTCTCTACTTTGTTTTTGATTGTGAAAAACTTTGGTATCGATAGAATGTTTAATTACTGTTGAGTTATATACAATTCCCCATTCAGATCTGGAATATTCGGAAATAAAAACATTAACATCCCCAACCATTTCTCTCATGGCGTTTATTTGTCCACTTGCCACAAGGTTGGGTGTTGGCGTTGTATGTTCTAGGGAAATAAGGGGTATTTTTAAAATATTTCTTAGCCTATGAGCAATATTAAATTGATCAAATCTACTTTGGGCCAATATTAAATCAAAGCTCAAGTACGATAACAGCTTGTCCTCTGGCATTATTAGGTAGTTTTCTGGTATGCTTGCATATTCTTTTTTCCACTTCTTTCCCCCTCTTGCGTTTACTGCATAAAAATTATGTCCCGTTTTGCAAAGTTGGGTTTCATACCTTTCGTGCGTGGGGAAGGTGAGTATATTTAGCTTTCTACTTTTATTTTTATTGTTGGCTTTTTCTATGATTTCCTTGACTTTATTCATTAATAATTTCCTTTATCTTTTCGCCAACCGTTTGTAAATTAAAATTTAAAGCCTGCTTATATCCCTCTTCGTTTTTCGGTTTATTTTGTTCAAAGTAAAATCGCATAGCTTCTACTGCCATTCTTTCGTCTGGTCTCGCCCAATATTCGTTTCCTGTGAATATGTGTTCAAAGGCAGCGCCTTCGTTAGAGCAAATCTCTTGGGATCTTTCTATTAAGTATCCCGTATCTCGATTGTCTTCTAAAATATAATCACATGGCCCTCCCCATCTCGTGCATATGGGGTGGTTTCCATGACTCATTGCGTCGAATGATGGTATCGACCAAGCCTCTCCGTGAGAAAGATTTACAAAACAATCGCAAAGTTGATGTAAATTTTTTATCTCATTCTCAGAAAACCTTTCCGCAATAATAATTATATCTCCATAACTATCGTGATCTTTATATATAGCTAAATCTGTTCTTATTTTCTTGCACATTTCTTCCATGTGCATAAAAATTTGTCTTGGGTTGACTCCGAATTTTCCCACCTTTAAAATTAAACTTACATTTTCTTCTGGGCTAAATGCGCTATAATAACATTTGATTATGGATTCTATATTTTTTCTTTTAGTTAAATCTGATATCGCATAAAACTTGTACGAAGACGTTGCGTTATATCTTTCAAAATTTACTTCCATTTTGTTTTCTTGTTTTATGATTTCCGTGTCGCAAGGTATTGGTACAACTTTAACATTTTTAATTCCGGCTTTTACTAAATCTGTTTTGTTTTCATTGCACGGAACCCAAACCTCATCCATTATTTCAAGATAATTAACCCAAATATTATGCTGTATATTATTAGATTCAAACATTGCATAAGCTATGTTTTTCTTAAATTTGTTAGTTCCAACAAGCATGTGTGGCAAAACGTGCTGAATGCAAATATCGATGTCTTTTTCTTCTTTTTGTTCTAGTTCTGACAGCCAATCTGGAATAGCACTATCTTTTGTGAGCGTAATATTTCTGCAAACAACTTCTATGCCAGCCTTAGTCATTGAAAGAATGATTCTTTCTGCCGACTTGGCCCAGCCGGTTCCTTCTTTGTAATGACCTATGTATAGTACTTTCATAAATTAAAAACCTCTGCTCTTTTTGTTTCCCATAGATTTATGTTGTTTCTTTTGTTCACTAGTTGTTCGTGTGCGTATTTGATTGTAAATGGTTGATTTTCAATTTTTTTAGAGAGAGATACCACTGAATCATCTTCATTAAAAAATGAACCTATAATTGGAGATGTACTAAATCCATATATCAAATTATTCAAGATGTTGTCATATTCATAATTGTATTTGTCTTGTGGTTTGCATAAAGCTTTATCAAACAGCCAATTTACCACATCTGGGTATGGGACATTGTTAAGTTCTTCTGGTATGTTACGTTCTGGTTTTTGTATATCTACTGGAGATTTCCAAGATTTTTCCAAACTTAAAGTTTCAACTGAGTCAAAATATGATTCCCAAACCTTTCCGCTAATTTCCCACTGGAATTTTTTCAAAAAGTTTTGCCGCATTTCAAATCCTTCTTTTTTTCTCATAGCTAATGGTTTTGAGAAAAATTCAGAAAACATTTGTGCGGCAGCGTCATTGTCTGGTACTGCTCTTTCGCATCCGGTTTCCATTTCTTTATAAAGAGACTTATAAGGTATAGCGTACCCATTTAGCTTTTTAATAACGCTAGACATGGCAGAGTAGTCAATGCTCATAACGGGAATTCCGCACGAAGCCGCCTCTACTTGTGGTAGCCCAAAGCCTTCCGAGTTTGCGTATTGAACGTATAAATCAAAACAATTCATAATTTTCGCCAAATCTGGATAAGATAGTCCGTTCTTAACATTAGCCAGTTTAGCGGAAAATTTACCAGTAAAGGGAGATCTTGTTACCGCCCCGTGAAAATGTGAGGCAAAAAATCTACCAGTTTCTAGGCATACATATGTAAATAAAACATATGAGTGCAGAGAATGCTCTGATAATATCTCTGGCAAATCCCATCCAGCATCTGGATAGCTTGTGTGGCAATATAGCTTATACTCATTGGGATTATTTGATGAGGATAAAAATTTTCTAAAAGCACTGAAGAGATCTGGGTAAAGCTTTCTTCTTTGATTTCTCATTACAGTCCCAATAATTTTTGTATTAGGATCAATTCCTAAACTTTCTCTTAAAGATTCTTTGTTTTCTATTGGTTTATATGAAAGGTCTGCCGAAGGAGACGCAGTTCCTATATAATTAATTTTATTTCTGGATTGCTTTTTAAGCACTTCTCCAGACCAGTCTGAATAACTGAGGCAGGCATCTGCCGCGCTGTACATGTTAATCCACTCTTTTGCTTGTGGGTATGCATCTACCGTTGGCATCAAAGCCCACTTAAAGAATTTCCTAAAGGGGGAATTGTGAACAAAGTCTGTCATCCAGAAATCTCTAATATCACAAACAATGTCTGGTAAAAATTCTAGGCACACCCTTTCAAAAGCAAAGCCTCCAAACTGACTTTTTGGATTACTTTTATATAGATTGGTTAATTCTTGGTTCGAAGGATCTGGCATGACACCAAAAAATTTCCAAGGGGCTTTTGATCTGGGGTCTTTGTCCATACCATAAGCAGCTAATTCTGCTATTTCATATTTACCAGTACTATACAAATATTTAAGTATTTCCCTTGTGTAAGTAGCGTACCCAGTATTAAGAAAGGTAGCTTCAGAACAGAACAGTATCCTAGTTTTTCTCATTTTGTTAAAAATCCCATTCCCCTTGTATAGTTTTCATACCTCGACATAGCTATTAATTTTCCTTGACAAACACAAGCATATTTATTACCAAGGCTTACCTCTTGTGCTAACTGTATATTCATGTTTTCTATTTGATATTGACCCATTCTTAATTCTTTTTTATTTACGACATTGCTTACGTTCTTATACATGTCTTCTGTTGTGTAATAAAAATCATGCCGTGCGGTTTCTGGCTTCATTATATCTTTAATGCACTCATAAATAATCTCGTTGTCTTTTTCCGCATAAAGCAATGCCTGAAAAATCATAGGCCCAATAGCAGATATCACACTAAAAAAATTCAAGTTTTTTATGACATATGATGAAATTGGCATTTTGTGTTCAATGTCTATATCGCAGTAGTACCCACCTCTTTTAAGAAGATAACAATATCTGAAAAAATCCCCCTTGGTACAACCTTTTTCTAGCGTATGAAAAAAATCTACATAAGATTGATCATACTCTTTCTTAAGAAAGTTTACAACATCTTCGTCTGAAAAAAATAAAACATCCTTTTCAGGATTTAATTTTTTAATATTGCTAATTATATAGCTGGGGATTTTATTGTCTCTGTAGGTTAATATAATATTATCTGGAATCATTAATCTTCTTCTTCTTCATTACATATATCAAATTCGTTGACCCTAAATATTAATTCGTCATCATCCTTAGATCTATGCTTTACAGAGGCGTGAATGGTTATCTTGCTTCCTTTTCTTGTATTTCTTTCTATTATTTCTGCCCCGGTGTGCCACGCTTCGCATTGTATGTATGTTGGCGTTCTGTTTTTTTCTCCCGTCTTTTTTGTTTTTCTGTAGCTATAAACAACCATTACAAATTCAGACAGTAAAACATCGCCAACAAAATTAGTCCTTGGATTTTCTACCAAATATCCAGTAAAACAACAGTGATTCATAATACCTCCTATCGTAGTATATTAGCTGCTACACCACAAAAAAACAACTAAACTTCGTGAATTTTCTCAATAATAAAAGACGAGTCGTTTTTAGCAACAGACCCGCATAGAATTAAATTATTACCTTCGTATAAAATGTATTTATATTTTTGCTTTGTTTTCGGAAAAGCTATAACGCTGTCTAGTACGCAGGTGTCGTCTTCTATGGTTAAAAACGACATTATTTGCCCCTTTGAGTCTCCCTTGCTTATTTTATAATCTGACACTCGCTGTATATTAGCTACCACGCATAAGTTCTGCCCATGTTTGCCATTAATTATTTCCTTGCAAGTTGTGTTGGCGGCAGATGTATCTGAAACGTCTATTTTTGATAATGTTATTGGGCAGCCCAAAAACTTTACTTCTTGGTCAATTATCCAAGTTGGTTCATCTTCCAAGCTGTATGGTGGATTTTCTAATAAATTTACTTCATTGTTGATGATCTGTTTCCTTTCTTGTTTGCTAGTTCCTCCCCCCTCTTTCTTTGTTGGAGCTAAATCTATAAGTGCAGATGTAAAATCTTTCCACTTTTTACTTTCATAGTTGTTAGCAAGCCATTTCTTTTCTGCTTGAGTCAAAACCCTGTATATTTCGTAATCGTATAGAGCCTTATTCCTCGTGACCTTGCCGTTAAAGTCTCTAAAGAAACCTATAGATGCCAGAGCCTTAAAGGCAGTAGAATTAATACGAGGAGAGAAAAACAATAGCAATTCCACCCATGAAAACTTTGTTATTTTTTTATCCAATTCTAATTCTGATTCTAATATTGACCTTAGTACAGAATCTCCAGTTTTTCCTGTTAGAGATTTGATATCCTTAATACCAAAATATATTTTATGTTTTTTTGCATTAAACTTTTCTTGATAATTAGCAATGCTAGGCGTTTTGGTATGAATTTCAAAAAGCTTTGCTTCTGAAACTAATTCATATATCTCCTGATGCGGATCTTGCTTCTCGTTAGCGTAATATAAGTAAGATAGAAAGAATTCTTCTGGATTGTGGGCCTTTTGATACGCACTCCAATATGAACATACGGCGTATGATATACTGTGAGACTTGTTAAAGGCGTAACGTGACGATGCCTGAATCCATCCAAAGATTTGTTCTGCCTCTTCCTTAGTTACAATCTTGGCCTTCTTAGCTCCAGCTATGAACTTTTTCTTAACCTTAGCCATTAGGTCAGCCTTTTTCTTTCCGATGGCTTTACGAAGCTCGTCAGCTTCTTGTAGATCGAATCCAGCGATCTTTTGGGCGATACGCATGGACTGCTCCTGATAAACCAGAACGCCATATGTTGGTGCTAGGATTTCCTCTAACGCTTCATGCAAGTATGTTACTTCTTCACGGCCATGCTTACGGTCAATGAAGTGCTGTGTCATAGACTTACCATCAACATAAGCCTTGAGGCATCCCGGCCTAATAATTGCAATAAGTGCGGACAGTTCTTCGATATTACTTGGAGCAAGTTTCTTTGACCACGATTTACCAAGGTTGCTTTCTAGCTGAAAGACACCTTTAGTTTTACCGTCTGCAAATAGTTGCCAAGTTTTCTTGTCATTATATTCCATTGTCATATTCTTGATTCTTAGTTAAACATAACTCTTCAAACGTTTTACATCTAAATTCTTCAAATTTAGGTATAGTATCTTCTTCTGTCTTGTAACCGTAGTTTATCGAACCCTGTTTGTTTGTAGGGTGTATGCTTACCATTTTAATCCAATTTTTTTTAGGCAATGCGTAATACATTACATTTTGTTTTATGGAGTTGTATACAACTACTCTTAGAGTTCCATGTTTTTCTTTTCCCCCATGTGAAACAACTCTATCGACCAATCCTCTTTTCCTGTTATTTATAGTAGAAGATTTACAATCGCTTCCGTCGCTAAAGTCCATGTGGTGACAATCTATTCTCTCGTACCCACCAACGTATGACATCGCCTCTTCTAATAGTAGAGAAACATCAAACCATTCTGGATTAATTTTTTCGATGTTAACAGCTTCTGCAAAAGTTGGATGATAAGGTATAATTACTTCCTTTATCAATATTTGCTTTTTTGTTTGTGTCAACGCGCTATTTAATGTAGAGATTTCCATCTGCAAACGCCCTTTCAAATTCGATGTTTTGGTAAACTGCTCTATGTGTTTTCAGCAGCTTTATGAATATGTTAGCGGTGTCTTTAACGTCCTGTAAGGCATCGTGAGCATTTTCCGAAGATAAGCCCATGCGCTCACGTAAAGAATCCATACTAATTGATTTAACGCTAGGATCACTCTCAGTCCACAAGAAAACATTATCCATAAGATCCACTTTATATACTTTGCTAAACAGTTTTTGCTGCAATCTTCCATCGTCCCAAGGTCCATATTGCCTGCATAATCGATTGATAATTACCATATCAAAACCAATGATATTATAGCCCACGGGAATTGGGGCGAAGAAAGGTTCACCCTTCCAGTTGTATTGATCAACAAATTTTGTAAACTTATTCCAAACAGACTTTAAAGCAGGTGCTTTAGATAACCCCTCTCTGGTTTTACCAGTGACCTTTAAGGCTCCTTCTTCAATTGGATCTATTCCGGCAGCAATTGCTTCGTCATCATCAAGAATTGGTTTAATTTCACTATTAAAAGTTCCCTTAAGCGTTAGGCTTCTTCCATCAAGAGCCACTGCGGCTATCTGTGTAGGCTGTGTTTTGTTAGGATTGCGAGATCCTGTTTCAAAGTCAAATACAATATAATCCCTATTAGCCATTTTTTATCTCCTGTATTTTCATTAGTTTATCTAGGAGATTAATTCCTAGAACATCAAACTTTACATGACCTAGAGCTTCTAAGTCAGACATTTCCAATCCTGCGATCTTTTCTGACGATCCTTTCTGTTTAACCATTGGACACACTTGGTGTAGAGGATCTTTTGATATGACAACGCCAGCGGCATGTTTGCCTTGAGTCTTAAAAGTCCCCTCAATGTCTATGGCCTGCTGGAAATATTGGGCATAATCACCTTCTAGTTTTCCATTTTCCAGAATGTGACAAAAATCCCTCAACTCATCAGCACGATTCAATAATGACCAACGAATAATAGATCTATCTTCATCATCCATATCTGCAAGTTGGTCAGAAATATCTGCTTCGTTTGGTATACTCTTTGTTATAGCGTTCATCTCGCCAAAAGAACAAGCGTCATTTATGCGCAGCACTTCTTTTATTGCGCTTCGCCCTTGCAGTCTACCAAACGTAATCATTTGACTTACATGATCCTTGCCGTATTTACCCTTGAGATAATCTATAACATCATCACGCCTCTTTCCCGGAACGTCCATGTCAATATCTGGTAGAGATACGTGACCATCAGTGTTTCGTCCAGCATTGTAAAATCTTTCAAACAGTAAGTCGTATTCCACTGGGTCAATTTTTGTAATTCCAATTAAATATGATATCAAGCATCCAGCTGCCGATCCTCGTCCCGGACCAGCCAAGCATCCCATATCATGCTCTACGTGCCTGATAATATCCTGCACGATGAGGAAGTAGCCAAATAGATTTGCATCTTTAATGACTTGTAGTTCTGAATTAAATCTATCTAGATATTTCTGCTTATCTTCTGGCTTCTTTACTTTACCAGTGTCAATAAGATGACGTTTCCAGCCTTCTCTGGCAAGCACCTTGAGGTAATCTTCTTCAGATAATCCTTCTGGACAATCGAACTTGGGAAGCATGGGAGGACTGAGAATATCATAGTCTTCACATACTTCATAGATATGCTGCAACTCCTTTGTTACTGCAACGGGTTGTATACACTTGTCATCGTGCGTAAAGTATTGCGATACCGCTTTGTCCAGTTCGTTCTTGCGAAGCTGTTTTTGTATTTTAGGCAACGTGGTCTTTAGTGCTGAACATAATAATACTCTATGTAAACCAGCCTGTTTAGAATCAACATAATAGCTTGGTTGAATATTTTTACTTATAGATATGAGATTGTCCCTTGACATAATCTCTTGACAGAATTTTATATTAACATTTCCATCTTCGTCTAAAGATGATACCATTTCTATTAAGTCAAACCATCCATCTTTATTTCTCGCAAAGACTGCATTATTGTCAAAGGAGCAGCCAAGGATTGGCTTAACACCAACCTTCTTGCAAGCCTGAAAAAACGAAACACAACCAGAAATAGATTTGTAATCTGCAATACCACATGCTGGATAATCATTATCAGCACAAATCTTGGCAAGTTCAGTTGGTTTTGAGAATCCTTTTAGCAAACTGTAATGTGTAAAATTACGCAATGGAAACCAATTCATTCAATATCCTTATTTCAAAGTAAGTCCTGTCAACAATTTATTATAGCAATCGAACCATTTTTTTGCAAATTTTAAACCCACCAATCCAAAATCATTTCTGGCAAAGTGTGTGTGTTTGGAAAATCAAGCCCATCAACTGGGAAAGCAGATGTTTCTTTTTCTGGCTCTTCTGAAAATAGGTTTTTGTTTACATATGTACACTCTAAAACTTGAGGAATGCCTTCTTCGGTTAGCTTCTTGTGGTTATTTCCGTGCATGTGTATCAAGTAAAAGTATTTATTTATTTTGTCAAAGATTTCTTTTATGTTTTTATTTTTCGTAACATGTGGATAAAAATGAAATTCTATAATCATTTGCCAAACGTTAGAGAAAAATCCTTCATAAGAAGATAAGCAATCGAATTCTGACCCTTCTATGTCCATCTGAATTACTGTTGGTAGTTTATGTTCTATAACGTTCTCTAGATTGTCTACCCTTTCCTTAATGAAGAAAACGTTTTCTTCTTTAGATGCCAGATCGCAAGATCCTTGAAGGTCATAAATTTTACATTCAAAGTTTTTTCGTTTATTGTGTTTTAAAAAATCTTCTTCAAAGCCGGTTTGATTGCTACATCCCAGCGACAACAATCTTTCAACCTGAATTAAATTTCCGGCTACTACATAACCACCATCTCTGTTTGGCCCCAGTCTTATTTTGTTTCTATATGCGTATGGAATTAGCAATTTTTTTAACACAAACTATCCTTATTGTTGAAGTGAATTTTTAGAATTTTTAATTTCTTCTTCATGATCAACAAAATCAATTTCCAACTTATGCACCAGCTTGCTGCCAGCATGTCTGTAAAAACATGGCAAGATTCCATGTATGCATAAATAAATTCCGGCCCTAATACATCCAAGGCCGTGGCCAACCGCAAACACAAAGTGTTCACAGTAGGTCATGTTATTTTTAGAAAGATGTTCTTTCCATTTTTTTGTTAGAGTCATATATCACCAAGCACGACACGACCAATAACGAGCTTTCCATTTTGGACCCGGATTATCACAGTTATGTCTAGCCCTGAAGCTTTTTCTTCTCTTTGGATTGTCCTTCTTAATTTCCATATTAGGATCGCCAAAGTTGACTTTAACTACGTTACCCTTGTCGTTCTTGACATATACGCTCATTTTCTTGGGACCATCTGGAGTTCTAAAAGGCTTATTTAGCTTTACCTTGCGACCTTGATATTCTACAGCATAAGATTCTTCTTTTTCAGTTTCTCTAACGTCTGTATATTTCATGTAATCGTATGCTGACGCGACATGGGCTTCGGCTTTAGAGATATTATCTTGAACCCAAGCTTCAATTTCCATGTCTTCTGTCATCATGTTGTAAAGCTCCATAGCTTGCGATGCAATCTTTTTCAATTGAGCCTTAGACATTCCTCCCTCTCCACCTTCTCCAGACTGGGCTTTTTTCCAAGCTTCTGGATCTGGCCTGTCTTTGTCACCTCTTTTGGCTGGCTTATAGTTTTTTCCTTCACGTTCTTTCTTTTTGCGAATATTTTCCCAAAGACCGGGACGATCAGCTGCCACATCCCATTCTACCACATCTTCACCAAAGTCAACATATTCTGCGTCAGGGGGAGCATAAAAATTATTTTCTGTAATTTCTTCTTCGTATCCATATTCATTGAAGTAAAGCTCAAAGTCTGCCTGAGCAACCGTGCTTAAATCTTCCGACGCTTTGCTCAAGCATATAGAAGTTCTTTGTTTTGGTGCATATTCTTTTTTCATCGTTTCGTCGCTCATGCACCTAGACAAAAACTCTGTCCTTTCTTCGCCATTTTTTTTATTTGGAATTGGCATTCTGCTCTCCATTGGTTTTTATAGCCTGTTTTAGTATCATGTTCAATCTTCTTTCGGGAATTCTAGTCTTAAAATTTTCATATATTTCCTTAATCATGGGGTGTTCTGGATCTTGTTTAAGCTCCATCCAGCCCAAGAAATAATTCCATATTCTATCTTCTAAGGACAGCTTATAAGGCACTCCATCAGGCCTTCCAAATCTATGCAACCATTTAAACTCAGGCAAGCATATTGCCTTGCCTCCATTTTGCCTAAATTTTTCATGTATGTAGCCCTCTTCTCCCCCGAAGCCTCTGAATTCCTCATTAAATCCTAGCCAGTTTTTTGTTTCGCATGAAAAAGTTCCAAGACCCATCATGGGAATTTCAAATGGTTTTCCCGACTTAACGCCTTCTTCGTTTTTGGCCCACTGTCCATACATGTCTCCACCCCAAGTTGGCTTAAAGTGGGTGGCAAAGCCCACATGGTTATCGTACATCATGGGTCCAGATACAATGTTTTTGCAATCTGTATTTTTCTCATAATAATTCATTAAGGCATCTATACTGCCGACAGGAAATAATACATGACAATCCATCGAGATGCAATATTTCCCTTTTGCGTTTTTAAAGATTTGATTTCTAGATGCTGTTGTTGTTTTTTCAGTATATGGTATATACCTTACCTTGTTCTTTAGCCAGCCCCCTACAACAGATTGCAGTTGTTTTCCATGCCTTCCTGATGGATTGTTATCAATAATGATTATTTCTGTGGTTGGCTCTCTAGCAATTTTGTGATATAATAATAATGATTGTATACTAAAGTACACGCCGTGGTAATCATCGTATGTGGCCATCCCAATCGTTAGTTTTTTTTCCATGTTTTCCTCTTTTCTTAGCCGGGAGCTTCGTAAAAACCTATGTCAAAACCCTCTCTAGTGCAATTAGCAATGGTTTTTTCCATTCCGTGTTTTTGCAGATGGTTCTCTATATACATACACATATTTTGATCTGAGTCTTTCCAATTGTTTTTGCAAAAATGGCACAATTTAGTGCATTTCCAGTGACTTCTATCGCTAGAAATGGGTCTGGGTGTATCATTTTTCTGTATTTCTTCAAATCTATCTTTCAGCATATTCAAGAATTTTTTCTGATCAGATTGGTCAAAACACATAGAAAATGGACCGCCATCTTTAATGAAGAAAATGCTCATAATAGCTTGTTTATATTCTGGGAATAGTTTAGAGATGGCATAATTATAAAGCAGCAGTTGCGGATCCGAGCATAGTTTTTCATATGTTTTTTCTTCTCCCGTCGCCCAGTCTAGTCGCCTTCCCGTTTTCCAGTCTATTACCTCTATTGTTTCGTCGTCTACTTTGGTAACTAAATCTATAGTACCCTTAATTGCCAGTTGGCCTTTTACCGTTTTTCCGTCTGGCATTTTATATTCAAACTTGGCCCAGTCTTCTTCGATTGGTATATCAAAATGAGGTTCTGGTTCAAGAACGTCTCGTTGTCTGGGATCAAATTGTCCAGCGTTGTACTTTAATGTCTTCCATATTAAGTTATGGCACATGTGTTTATCGGACATGTCCCAAGAGTGTACCGATGAGCCAGTGTAAAACTTAAAACTTGCATCTAAAAGCTCGTCGATTAGCTCTTCTGACATTAACTCAGAGCGCCTACACTTAATCTCTTTCAGTGCATCGTCTTTTATCTTTAAATATTTTACTCTTGCGCTTGCGTCTTGGTCGGCCTTTTTAAGGCCAGCTAGACACTCCATGACTTTGTGGACAATCGTGCCAAGTTCGGCCTTTTTACCACTTACAGACTGATGCCCAAGAACATATGTTATAAAGTACTGCATTTGACAGTAGGCATAGTTATTGTAACTCGATGATCTTACGTATGTAATTAGCATTAATTTCTCCAAATATGATTCATGAGCAATGTCTGTTCTTGTAGTTCTGATATATTGTATCCCTGATTATCAATAACGTAGTCAAATATATCCCAGTCAAAAACGTCTTTATTCAACGCTGACTCACATGCATGAGTACTCTGCTTTGTGTCTCTGGTAAGCCTGATGACAAAACCTCCAGCGTCCTTGATTGCGTGAACTTCGTTTGGAAATCTTACATCTGGTATTACAGCGATTACAGACTGCTCTTCTTCAATAGTTTTCATAGTTCTGTCTAGCCATACAGTGTCTTTAATTTCTCTCATAATGTTTGTGCCAAAGTGCTGCAAAAACTCTCTTGCTGTCATTCCATATTTTGTATAGGTATTTTTATCTTCGTCGGTTCCGTAAGCCTGCTTAGGCTCAAAATCAAAAAGGTCTACACAAATCATTTTCAGGTAATCTGCAAAGTGATGTATCTTGATGTATGGCCAAATGTTATATTCAGCATAAGAAACAAAATCATCATCTCGCCTGAGCAAATCTAATATCCCCCAGCCACTAACATTGTTTTTATTAGTAGTTAAGATATTTAATTGGCCATTGTCGTCTATTCTGTAGTCTTGAACCATGCCCAAGCTCTTTAAGACATCTCCGTTAATAATGTTTGCAACAGTATTTTTCCCGGATTGCTTTCGTCCAGATATTCCTATAATTTTGGTCATCTTTTAATTCCTTTATTGATTTCTAATATTTGCTCTTTAATTTCTTTAGGGTTCATTTCTCCAACGTCTTTTCTTGTTAATTGAGGAAATGTTAATGTGTACATTCTTCCCAGCTGCCTTTGTATTTGTATTCTTGCTTCTTTCCCAGCTTGATCGTTGTCCATTAAAACGACAATATTTGTAACAGCTAATTTTCTGAGCTTTTTTTCCTGTTGATCAGACAGGGTTTTGCCAAATATACTCACCGCGTTTTTAGCACCCGCTTCATACATTTTCCAAACGTCTCCTTGCCCCTCTAATAAGTAGATGCTGGACAGTGCATTTGCTTCTTTTTTTGCTCTATGATAATTATATAGATACTGCCTTTTCTCAAAACCTTTTGGATATAATAAAAATTTAGGAACCTTATATTCTTTGGTAGATCTTCCTATGTATCCGACTATTTTACTGCCATCGTCATTGTGAATTGGTATTACGGCTCTGTCTTTCATTATACTTTCTTTATCACAATCTCCCACTCCAAAATATCTTAGAGTTGATTTTTTAAAAGCTCTGTTATAAAAATAATTTGATGGCAGCTGTACTTCGAATTCGTAATCTAGCGCTTTATCTTCTAGCTTATCGTCTTGCTTTTGGAGTATCTCTAGCAGTTCATAAATAGACGGTTCTACTTCTTCATCTTGCTCTTGGCTCGTCGTGTTAAAACTGTATAGGCGACCGATGTTAAAATTAGAAGAAACCCAAGACATTACTTCTTTAAATGAAACCTCTTTGCCAGCTTGTAAAGATAACGCCCCTTGTATTAAACCAAACACATCGTTTTTATATTCGTGTTGACAATCTCTAGTCCAGCACTTCCATATACCCTTATCAACAGAAAAAGAGAATGCCCTTGGGTTATCACTGTTTTCATGAACCGGGCAGGTTGAGTATATATTATCAGAGAAAAGCTCATACTTTATTTCTAATTTAGTAAGAACTTGTTCTATCTCTTTGTTTAGCTTATTCTTTATTTTCTTCAGGTTCATCATTTAAGTCAATATTTCCTATCTTGTCTGCATCTATTAGGCCAGTATCTCCTATTGGCTGATTTTTAAACTCGTTGCGAGTTTTTAATTCTATCAGTTTTGCGTGAGATCCAACCATTTGCATATTTATATAGTCCCCATCGTCTAGGCCAGCGCCGTGTCTAGAGACAATGGGTACTAGCTTTCTATTGCCAGCATTTGGACCATCTTCCGCAAGTTCTTCTGGCGATTTTGCTTTAAAAATACTAAAAGAAGTACATAGCCAAATTAAACGATCTGATCCACTAACGGCATCGGTACTCTCTTTGGTAATGCCGTCACGATTCAATTGCACGAAGGATAGACAAGGTATGTCTAGCTTAACGCATAAATTATGTAGAGAGGTAATCTGGAATCCTAATGCTTGATATTCCTGAATATTGTTTGTAATAGACGAGGATGACATCAATTTTAGATAATCATATATGATGAGGCATTCGTTTGTTTTTCCGCTCTCGTCCGTTTTAACTTCCTGCACTATCCAGCGCTTAATTAAATTCAAAATGCCTTCAAACGGCTTGCCAGCAACACTAATATAACTATAAGGAACGCTGTTAAGCTTTGCTACGCTTTCGTTTACTTTAGACAGTTTCTCTTCGTCGTCAACAAATTTACCAGTTGCTATCTCATTAATTGTTACGCCGCTAATATTTGCTAAAAGTCGATTCAAGTGATCCTCTTTGGACATTTCTGTATCTAGTACCAGAACGGGAATACCTAATGAAGACACATTAAGGGCAACATTATCAGCGAACACTGATTTACCAACTTTGGGTCTTGCAGATACAAGGTCAACGCATTTTCGTCTAAGACCACCCCCAATGGCTTCGTCATATCTAGAGAATCCCGTGGGTATACCAATGATATCGCATTTATTTTCTGATAAAAATTGTACATAATCTTCTACGCCTTCACCTATTTTTTCTGGATTTTCGCTACCGCTATCTTCTCTCAAGAAATCGGTTACTGGATTTTCAAGTACTCCAATAATTTCATCTATTGTTTCAGAGCCATCAATTTTATCTATGTCTTTATGTACTTTTAATGATAGCTTTTTTATTTTCCTTGCAAACTCAAATTTCTTTAATTGTGCAGCAAACTTAATTATGTTATCCTGATTAACAGGGAAGTCAAAAAGCGATTTGATGTATTTAATTTCTTGTTTTGTGCTAATTGTTTCAATTAAATTAAGCTTTTCTGCGGAAGCTAATAACGAAGCTATATCTACAGATTTTTCTTCTAGTATAATATCTTCCAAGCACTTGTATATAGCTTGATTGTTTGTATTAACAAAGCTATCTGAGGTAACGAGATCGGATATGCGAACATATACGTCTACTCCGTATTGCATTAATCCTGCCAATACAGCCCTTTCCGAACCAACATCTAATAATTTATTTGAGTTCACTTAGCTGTTATCCTATGCACTTGTCGCATCTGTAAAACTCGCCATAAACAAGCCCTGCATTTATCTTGCTTTTTTGCCCACACTTGTGGCATGTAACAGTTGTTTTTTTAGGCTTAGATCTATTGCGAGGAGTAATACTAGCATCTGGAGTTTCGATGTGCCTGTCTTCTCCAGTGTCCTTCCAAGTATTTTTATTGGCTCTCACTGCTTCTTTGCGTTTCTTAGAAATATTATTTTGCTTTATTACCTTAAAATCGCTGTTGACTTTTATTTCTTCTTGATCGTCTTGCATCATTTCCTTTAAGTGTGGAGGCATAGTTGTCCAAGATGTTGAATTTTCTGTTAGTATATCAAGCAGCTCTGCTCTTTCTTCTATCGTTAAGCCATCTACGAAATTCCGTAAGTTCATAACCTTTTCCCCTTTTCCATTAGTATATCACCTTTTCGTTTTAATTCGTACACTTTGCCATCTAGCTCTTGTATCCTCGCTTCTGCGACTTGTTTGTAATTATCAATAGATGCGGCATATTCATTGTCAACAACTATCATTTGCATTCTTATTTCGTGCTTAGTATATGGGTTAAACTTGTCGTTGTATTTAGCTACCATTTTTTGTAATTGGTCATTGCATAAATTAAATACAACTTTTTGTCTATTGATTTGATCCTGAATATATGAGGCATAACCATATAGAGCATAGGCATAATCAAAAAGCTCTTCTTGATTAAGCTTTTTAACTTGCTCCATCTCCATGTCGGCAGCTAATAGAAATTCTTCACGAAATGTGGCAAACTTTGTGTTTGTTTCATTTGTAAATTGATCTAGCTTTTCAAGGAAATTTTCAACGGTTTCTTTAGCTGTTTTCAATTTGTTCTCTCCATTGCTCGTCTGTGTCCGAATGCTTCAACTCAATCAAGTCAATTTTGTTCAACTTGCACCACTCTATTTTATCTTCATCCTTGGCTTTTGCCAACACAAAATCTGCTTTCGTCTTATGGAAAAATGGCGTGAATTCATAATGTTGTTGACCGTGAACTTCTATAGCAAGCATTATTTGTGGCACATAAAAATCTAAATATAAAACTCCCTTTCTGTGTCTTGGTGTACTTCCCGGTAGCTTAACTTCTTCAAGTATTCTATAACTATGGAAGATAGTCTTCAAGAGTTTTCTTGCGCGAACGTGGTACTTTGACCGCCTTCTTGTGTCGTTCGCGTCCACGGAATAATTTCTTAAATCCCAAGCGTACTCTCTGCCATTTAAACCCTTAACTTTCATTTTCTGGCCTGTACAAATAAATAAATAGAATTACCCAAACAGTCAATAGCCCAATAATCTTAGGCCACATGTCATTACTCATTGACCACCTTCTTTAATTTCTTTTCTGCGTTACGAATAGTCCTCTTTGCATACTCAGTTAATTCGTAGTCTTTCTTATATACCCGAATAGCGTCTAGTATTCTCCAAGCTTCCGTTTTTGTTAGTTCTACTTGAGCCATTAAAATAATTCCTTAATCTTGTCGTAAATGAATGATGATATATCAGGATTTTCATTTAAAAACTCAAGAGTATTATTAGCACCCTGAAATTTAAAAAATCTCTCGATATCTTCTTCTTTATCTCCAACGTTGTTATCCTTAAGAAGTTTTTGAATAGTTGGGTGTTGAACGTCATCCAATGCGCACTGAATTGTATACCAAGCTCCAGCAGTCTTAATTAGTCTAAACTCGCAGGCAATCTGTACAACTTCCTGTGTTTCGTCAATACCAATTCCATAACGTATCCAACTTTCGGCTGTGCTGTTTGGAAGACCGCCAGCGCAAGATGTTTTTATTGCCCAGTTGGCAATTTGCCCAACGTGCGGGCCGCTATCTTTTGGCACTTGCCATCTTCCACGGTGCGTAATAACCATGTTAGTTCCAGCTTGATATTGTAGCATGTTTCCGCAATCAGCCATTTTGGATGGAGAATATGGTGATCCACCGGTATTGGCAATGTTGTGCGTAATACATGTCAGTATGGTTTTATTCTTCATAAGCGTACCGCTGATTCGCTTGAAGAACATAGACAGCAAACGTGGCAACGCATTGCGAACTCCTGTTCTTATTTCTCCATCAAGTTCATCTTGGGGAACCATGTTGGATAATGAGTCAGCAATTATTAAGCATCCGGGATCGTTATTGATATAGTATTCAATAATGTTTAGAAAATCTTGTGCTGATAATATTTTATCATCTGTTGATTCTATAATTAATATCTTGTCTGCTTTTAAGCCTTTGATGCCGTCGAAATTCTGTCGTGATAATCTACCCTCCGTGTTAACATAAATCACACGCTTGCCAAGAGCTTGGCATTTTGAAGCAAAATGAAGGGCGGTTGTGGTTTTACCGGATTTAGGATCTCCAGTCATTACCACAACACTACCCTCCCGTAAACCGCCACCCAAGGCAATGTCTAGGGCAGGTGACACTCCAATAACTTGAAGACTATTTATAGATTCAAGGACTTCTGTGCCACTCCTAACAACATCTCCATACTTACTAACGATTGAATTGCTAACAACGTCGCTATCAAACTTGCTTGATGATTTTTTCTTTAGCTTACTCATATGTTCCTCAATTTATTTATGATGCTTTGGTTTTTACTTGCTGTAACTTTTCTTCTTTGTTTAAATTCCTTTTTTTCTTCTACAATTTCTACCTCTTTGGTTTTCTCTCTAAGCTTAATAGACTCTTCTTCCTCCTTATTGTACTTTCTAATGGCTTCTAATGCAACCTGATTATACTTCCACCCCCTTGGTCCATATGCCTTTAATCCTATGTGGTATATGTTTGCAAAATAATCAGATTTTATCGCTTGCAAAATGATTCTTTCTGCAAACTTTTTCTTTAGGGAGTGCGCGGCTTTCATGTTTCGCATAAAAACCTCGTGATATTTATCACCCACGGTCCAAAACTTATAAGACGGCTTGTCCATCTTAAAAGCATCCGTCCACCTTATAACCAACAATTCTGCAACATAAGCTTCAAACGTGCAGTGTTCGCCAGTATGTATATGTGTGTATTTATGCTTTTCAGACCAGCGCTTTTGATATTCTTTATTAAATAGCTTTGGTTTGTTTTTTTTCATTATTAATTATAGCTTTTTCAAACGACTCAGCTATTGTGTCAACTGAGTTAAACGCAAGTGTTAGTTCAGGCACAATCCATGTAGATTTTTCAATTTTATCATCAATTACTTTACCAACGGTATAACAATGCTTTGGTTTTAATCCAAAGTCTGCTTTGATTGATCTAACTAAATATATACCACTCCAATCAGAAGTATTTTCAGTAACCCTATTGGTTCTGTATTGCAAGCCAACCTCTTTTATTGTTAAAGTGTTTTTCTTGCAATACTCATCAACGGTTAGCCAGTCTTCGTATTCGTCTAAGAATACCGTTGAGTCATTAGAAAATTTTATATAGATCCATATAATTTTTCTGTTTGAATGTTTTTGATAAGCTTTTTTCCAACCTTCTTCTTCAAATATGTATGTCATTTTATTTTCGTCGTGCAAGACCTATCTAAATTATTTACTGCTTTTCTTGTTTGTTCAGACATAGAAGACGCATTCTCTGTCATGGCCACAGTTCCACTAGATCTAGCAAACTGTTCCGAAACACGAGCAGTCTTTGGCTGTGGTTCAATTTTATGTTTTTTCATAAACTTTTCAACCGAAGATATGCTTCTGTCTAAATCTATTGCAATTTCTTGAATAGTTTTTTCGTTAATTTTACTCTCAATATAAAATTTTTCTACTTTTCCTATTGGTCCTTTTTTAGCCATTGTTAAATAACCTCTGGGCGTGTGTGAAAAAAAGCTTGTTGTTTGTTTGCAAGTACTTAACATAAGAGCCAAACACTTTTGTATCAACTTGTCTTAATTTTGTATCTAAATTATTTTCTCTATTAGAATCTGCTCCGAGCGGATCATATAGTAAATTATTGTATGTCAAAACTTTTGCCACAATTTGTTGAGATCCATTATTTAGATAAGCAAAAACTTTGTCTTCGCCTTTGGCTGGCTGTCCCTTTTTGTTGAAATTTTGTTCCATTATTTTTTTTCTCCCGTCATAATGTAATGATACTGATGATCTTTATTCATCCTGTTTATCATCTTTCTTTTTTCTCTTTTTTCTCTAGCCGCTTGATCTTCTTTAGCCATCGCGTTCGATCTTTCGTAATGCCCCTTATTTCTCCAGTTTTTATCTGCCTGTTGCCCTATTGTAGTTGGTTCTTGGTACACATGTCCATATATTCCACCAGTGACTATTCTTTCTAAAGATTGTTTTTTGCATTTTGGACACTCTGTAAGAGCGTCATCTTTAATGGACTGGTATACATCCTCCATAAAATGTTTACATTTAGAACATTCGTAATCGTATAACATTATGACTCCAATGCATAAAGTATGGATCCAATAATACCGTTTCTCTGTATATCATGATACTCCAGTTTGCAGATCCCAACACCCGGAACATCAGATAATCTTTCCAAGCAAAAGTCCAATCCACTATATTTGTAGATATCTGTTTGCTTATTATCACCATTAATAATAACTTTAGAATTATTTCCCATTCTTGTTATGAACATTTTTATTTGTTCGTTTGTGCAGTTCTGAGCTTCATCTAAAATCATAAATGAATCATGAAATGTAGAACCACGCATGGTTTCTAGTGGCTCAAATCTAATTCTACGTTGATTATAATAATATCCAAACTTATCTCTACCAAGGAAATACTTTAAATTCTCTTCCATTGGCTGTAGGTATGGTTTAATCTTTTCGTTCAATTCTCCCGGTAAAGAACCAATGTCTCTACCAGTACAAACTAAAGGACGAGTAACTATAACTGTTTCAATCTCATCTTTTAATAACTTCTGAGCTGCTAGCCCAGCGGGAATAAAAGATTTACCGCTACCAGAAGGTCCAGTGCAGAATACTACATCGTTTTCTACAATTGACCTGATATATGTCTTTTGATTTTCAGTTTTGGCCTCCAAATGGTTTTGCTTAGGTTTCTTTTTCTCTTGACGCTTTTTTCTATTGTTGTTATTTGCCTGTGCTACCAAAGCCGTTACTCCCTCGTTGTGAGGAACCTAGTTTTTCTCTTAACTGTAAAGATATGACAGGAACCTCTTGGAATATCATCTGTGCGATTCTATCCCCACGTTTGATTTCTACATCTTCATCAGAAGTATTGTAAAGACAAACCATGATCTCTCCTCTGTAGCCAGCATCTATAACGCCAGCTAATACATCTATACCTTTCTTTACCGACAGTCCAGATCTTGGCCAAATTAATCCAGCCAAGTTATTTGTCATGTCTAGACTGATGCCAGTCTTAATTGTTGTTCGTTTATTTGCAAATATAAATTTGTCTTCATCTGCATACAAGTCAAATCCAGCATCTGTTCTATTAGATTTAGTTGGAACGTGAGCAGTTTCTGTTAAATATTTAAATCCTACAAAGTTCATCATGTATTCTCTCCTTTTATTAATTCCTTATTAGCGAATTTCGCAAGATCCTCCAGAACAGGCCCACTCTTGCTCTGCTTTTACATTGTTTTCCTCTTCGATAACTTGCGTATAGTCTACTTCTTTATATTCACGATTCATGTCTAACCAATTTTTCCAATTGTAGACATCCTTCATGCAGTAGGTTAAAAGTTTGAGGTCTCCATTCATGTATCTATCAGCAAATCTTTGACATCTATCTCTATATTCTTTTTTCTCTGAGCCTTTAATCTTTTGACCAACACCTAATAGACTATCACAAGCCGCCCATAAATTATCTTCGTAAAGAGATAGGCCAACTTCAATTAAACCGCTCACAAACATGGCTGCGTCTCCATAGTGTTGTATCTGCTCACTAGGTAAATACACAGTTGTGAATGGAGCTTGTGCATAATCTTTATCTCCAGCGATTGGAAGTAGTGAAACGCCGCAGAAATACTGACGATTATCGTAAATAAAATCTGTAACAGCATCCCACTCTTCCGGCTTAACATTAATAGTATTAGAAACATTATGTGTCAGCCACTTTTGCGTACACTGTTCTGGGTTTGTTCCGCTCATAACCCAGCTTTGCTGTGTGCTTTTTACGTATTCTAGAAGATCTATTGCTCCAAGTTGATTTTTAATCTTAGAACCGTCTGGAACTTCTACGCAAAATGCTACAACGTCATCCGAGTCATTATTAGACCATACGGACTCCTCACAGGCTCTAGGATTGATAGTTTTAAAATACTGGTATATCGGTTCCATTTTATTTGCTTGGACTCTACGGATGTATCTCTTGGCGTGGTGAGGGTGAATCCCAGAAGATGTTCCAAGAATACAACTAGATGTACCCTCTGGCTTAACACAAGTGGTACGTGCCGCTTTGTTAATGCCGATAAGCTTGGCTATTCTTTCGTTGGTTTTCTTTACTATTTCTGCACCCTTCTTTTGAACTTTCGGGTCTAGGCAGATTTCATGCTGTTCCATAATCCCTGTCATTGACACGCCAAGCAGTGCTTCACGGCTAATAATATTTTCTGAAGCCTTGCCAAGATATGGGAATTCAGCAAATCCAGCCTGAAGCGTTCCGATAATAGCGGCAGATTCACACGCAGCATAAAAATCTTCTACAGTTTTCACCTTAGCGCAATTAATTGTAGATAGATTGCAGGCTTGCCATCCGCTTTCTCCAGTGGTTTCATCTACAGGCCACATGCCAATTTCCACGCAAGGGTTTACAATCAATTCTGTAGAGTCAGACCATACGAATCCGGGTTCGCCAAACTCTTTTACAGACTGCATTAATTCATTGAATTGTTTCTTTGATGTTTTATTTCGTAATAATAGTGCCGAGTTATTTGATCGTCCTCTTTGTGGATTGTCAATGAACCATGAGCCAGTTTTAGCTTTTGCCATTTCTTCGTCATCGGCAGAAAATAAACAAATTGTAGCACTACGCCTAACGCCACCGCTAATTACAGCGTCAGCACCAAACATGACAATATCATACGCTTCAATTGGTTTAATTTTATCGCGGCCATCTTTAATAATATTGTCGAGGACTTTCTTAATGCTTGTCAGAGCTTTCTTAAGGGGTTCTGGCCCGGGAGCTTTACCGCCGCTTGATTTTAGATATGCTCCAGCCGGTCTAATTTTCGTGTAATCAAACGATACATTCTTTCCGTTGTACTCAGGAAAGAGGTTGCACTTCTTAAAATAACTAGACACCAATACCCCAACCGCATCCGACCAACCCTCAATAGAATCTTCAATGATAAATTTCTTTTGCCCTTCTTTTGATTTAACTATCTTTGGTAGCTTGTCTATATGATGCTTCTGAACAGAAAATCCAGTACCACATCCACACAATAATAAATACATGCACTCTTGGAAGAAGCGCACCCTGTCTGTATAAGACGCGATGCAATTATAGATTCTCGCGTTGTGCTTGAAAACTGGTGAGCCGCCAAACTGTAAAGCCCTTTGAGAACCAAGAATCTTTTTCTTTCTCATATCCTCATATGCTTGAGATATTGCGTCCTTAACGTCTAGAAAATTGTCGTGGTGAGGGTCTACATATTTGTCAAGCATCATTTGCTTAACTCTATCAACTGATTCGCTCCACGTTTCTCTTCTCTTCTTTTCTGGACACCATCTTGCATATTTAGATACGAACGTATAGTTCATCAATGACTTTATTGACATCGATCACCATCTTTCCTGTTAGTGGTAATTATTTAGAAATATTTTTCAAGCAATCTCACAATAATGAATCTAGCAACTGCTGGTATTATAATGAATACCAAGAGATATGTCAATATTACGGACCCATATTTTTTCTCATTAGCGTTTTTTCTGACGTTCTCTACTACAAAATCATAGCATTGACGTTTTAGTTCTTTCTTTTTTGCTGGTCCAGCCTTGCAAAATCCACCAGACTGACTAACTATTGTAGCCCACTCTGTGGCATATTGCAAGCAGTCTTTAGCAATTTTTCTTCTCGTGTCATCAGAATATTTTTCTTCAATTTCTTTTTCTATTTCACATTCTCCAGCATAAGTAAGGTGATCAAGAAAATTCAATACGCTGGATTTATCGTAGCCAAAACTAATGTCTGGGAAATTCTTAAGCCTAACAGTTCCACCATCCTTCCTGAAAACTAATTGCTCAATATATGCGTACAGAGTTATTAAGCGGGTAATTTCTGCCCTTGGATAGTTAGTTCCAAAACTTATAGTTGTTGTGTCGCCTTCACTGTGGACGTTTGCAATAAGTGGGCTTTCTGATTTAATCTTAAATCCATTTACGCTAAACCCTTTATCGCTAAAAATTTTAAATAGAATTTCACTTATTTCTTTTGGTGACATTTTAGTTCTCCTGCAATAAAGCCCAAGCTACACCAGAAAAGTATTGAGAAAGCATTTCTTTTTCTTCTTGACTCAACGAATGGTTTTCGTCAGTTAAAATTTCTTCCATCAGCTTTACGATATTTTCTGAAAGACCTTCGTATTTTCCTACTAAAGTTTTATCGAAAATAATTTTTCCAGCTAGAGCATATACATCATTAACCTGCTGAGAAGTGGTTTCATAACCAACTATTCTTTGAGAAAACTCATAATTAAATACTGCTATTTTTTCTCTATCTTCTTTGTTGGTAATTAATTCTGAAAAAATCGCAACCCTATCTCTAATTTCTTCCGTGGGTGTGCTTATATCTAATATTTTAGTTTCCGGCTTAACAATAACCGGAATAACAATATTATCAATTTGATCAAGCAATCCATTGCCAAACACTGAATAAAATAAAAGTAATAAAGCTAGTATTTTTTTGTTCATGCTACTCCTCCGTGTTTAGGAGAGGAAATACCTCGTCAATTTTATGAATCGCTTCTGTTAATTTTAGTGTTTCGCATTGATTTTTAAGAGTGTGCCAAGATTCTACAACTTGAATAAAAGAAATTTCTTTCTTTTTTCCCCACGAAGGCATTCTTATGTCTCCAATCTTTCCTAATTTATGTGTCAACCATGAAAAATCCCAACTCGTGGCTAGGATGCCAGCAGCTAAGATGATTGCCACCATCCTAAAAAGGCTTTCGTTGTCCATGTTTACTCCAGTACGGTTAGTGGTTTGATGATAATATCTTTTCCAAATTTGCTGCCGTGATAAGGGCAGACGGTTTTATGCCCATCTCCTTGAATGATTACTCCACTTCCCTTGCAGATGCATTTTTTTGGATCTTCGTGGGGGCCAACTATGTCTGGAGTTGGCTTGATATTGTAAATTTTGATTTCCGCTTCACCGAAAGCTATTGAAACTTTTTCTTTAAATTCTGACAATAAAACTTCACCGCTAAAGCCAAAGCTGTTGACATTTCCCCCATCTATACGATCTTCTGCTATGTTGACGAAGTGTAGGGTTAAAGTAATAGATATTAAGCTAACAAAGACAAGTTCCAAAAATCTTTTCATGGAGTTCCTCCATCTACTGCGTTGTAGTAAGCAACGTCATCAAACCTTGACGTTAACAGCGTTTCTAATTCTGCGTAAGTCATGCTTGTTTCATACGTTGCGTCTATAGTATGAAAAGATCCAGTGGGTGTGCATGTTACAACACATGTTGCGTTTTTAGCGACTTCTAGAGACGTGTTGGGATTAGTAACTACATCTGTTGTGGATACAATAGCCATTTATTTACTCCTAGTTATGGTGCTGACGTTGTGGTGGTATAAACGCTTACAATGGTTTCGCCAATAGCAACTGTCTGCATTTGTGCTTCACCCTTGTAAATTTTTGTGATAGGTGTTTCTCCTAAGTAAATTGGCGGCATGGTAAGCTCCCTATGGTCCAGTTATTATGTACATGGTGTTGGCATCATAGATTGAAAGATTGTTGTACTCTGTCTGTGTTAAGTTTATCACTCTGGTTGCTTGCCCACTGCCGGTAATGAGCCAACGATTAATGCTTTTGTCATAAATAAATCTAACGCTATCGCCATTGTACACAAACAATCTTGACCCACTTGGATAGTACAATCGGTTATTAGCATCAGAACTTAAGCTTTGGTGATCTAGATACATATTGTATGGTCCGTCGTTAACTAGAATAAACTCTGATCTGGCGTAACTAGTGTTTATGCCAGTAATAAAAACTGGACCAGTATTTGTGACTCTAATCGTGTCTGTGTTTACGCTTGGCAAGTAATTGTTATAAGTTCCACCAGCAATTTCTAGAGTGTCGGCTTCTACGGTTTGAACGCTGCCGCTAGACATACCATCTAGATCTGCCCAAGCGTCAACCCCGTTTCCAATTTTTAAAATATCGTTAGTTGTATCGTATCCCGGCTCACCTTTGCCCAATACGGGATTGGAAGCAGACCAACTGTTGGCTGTTCCTCTTCGAAATTGTATTCTTGTGTCTGTGTAGTCTGCCATTTATGCACCCTTACGTTGTTTTGTAAGCTCTCCATCTGCTTACGGTATTGTCATATACTAACTTAAATCCAGCATGAGGCTCAATGGTTACGTTAGATCCCGTTGTAGTTAAAATGCTATTTTCGCTTCCTCCAACATCGTTGGTTAAAGTTATATCATTAGCTCCCACGTTATAAATTTCTATTTTACCGTTTCCGTATGTTGCGTCTACGCTGTTTAATGTTAGAGCCGCCGTCGTTGTTAAGGATATAAAGTCGGCAACAACGTTGGGGGTCCAGTTGCTATAGCTGCCAGACCCAACAGCAATTAAAGTTGAAGAAAATCTTTGACTTACAAAGCTTAATTGGCCAGCACCATCCGTTTGCAGCAATTGATTAGCAGATCCGTCCGAAGTAGGTAAGGAGTAATCGCCAATCGTAATCCGCTCACATGTCACATGGTTGGGAACATCATTTGTCCTCATAATACTAGATACAATAATAGAGCCAGAGTTGCCTCCGCTAACCTTACCAACCTTGCCGACATTTTGCACTAGACTTGATGTTCCAGACGGCCTTGTTGTTGTAAGACCACCCCCACTTTTTACATATAGAACAGACCCAACAGATGGAGTTATTCCGTCTATGGGATCTGTTGCTATGTGGTTTAATCCACCACCAACAACAACATACCCTTGAGCGTTAATGTCTAAGTCTGTTTTTAGAAGACCAACAGATGGCATTGTCGTTGGATCAGAAGCATCAGCCGCTGATATCTCTAATGTTTCTGTAGCGCCGACTGTTCCTGTGATATATACTGGAGTACCTTTTTCCAATAGTCCACCAGATGTGTTTTTTACATGAATCTGAACGTGGTCTGCATATGTAGAACTCAGATTTCTTAGTTCTGTAAATGGTGTTTGACCATCACCAATGACAAACCTTGTATCATCTATGGCATAGCATGGCTCTCCGCTAGCCAAAATCATATTGGTAGCTTCAAAGTCAGATAGATTTCCCCTGCGCATTTGAAAAACAGAATGTTGTCTCATTTTATGTTACGATATATAATGTATTTGGGTCATATGTAGAAAGTGCGTCGTATTCAACTTGTGTTAATGATAATATTTTTGTCGCTTGACCAACGCCATACACAAGCCATCTTGAGTATACGTTATCATAAGTTAGAGTAGCACTATCGCCGTTATTTAATACTATATCTCCTTGTGGCATGTTATAGAATCTATTTTCTGCTGTTGCTGTAGCACTGTCTTGCTTAAGAGTCATGGTGAATGTGCCAAAGTTATTAATGGTAATTTGTTTCTTTGAAACGTGTGACTGATCTAGCCCATGAATAATAACGTCGGCGGTGGTTGTTACTCGTAAAACATCTGCAACTTCGCTTGGCTGCCAATTAGCATATGGACCAGCTCCCAAGCTAAAGTGATTTGCAGTTTGCTCAACAGAAGAGCCTCCAGTCCCAATGGGAGATAACTCAGACCAAGTTTTTGTTCCATCTCCAATTTTAAGCGTATTCGTGTCGGTGGCTATTGCTGGCTCACCTCTAGCTAAAACCGGATCGTGGGTGTTGAACTGAGTAGAAGTTCCTTTTCTTATTTGTATTCTTGTATAATCTTCAGACATGTTTAGCTCCTAGTTTTGATACATAGTATTATACACTGATTTTGGCTTAATTACCATGCAGCAACGGCTACTCTTTTCCACACACCGTCAGAAACGCAAACAAGCAACCACTCGCCGTCGTCACTCACAGAAATTTGGCCCTTTTTGCCGGGAGTTGCTGAAACTGCTGGGGCTGGTTCTTCAACTAAGCAAGGCTTCACGGCTGTTTCGTCTGCTCTAGTAAAGACTAGCTCATCAGCAGCGGTGCTAAGTTTATTATCACCGATAAACATACTATTGCTACTCAGATATAAGTGTCTGATTTTGTATTCTGCTGAACCCAAATCATATGCTGAGTTGGTATCTGGAATGTAGTGGCCGGATACTGATATATTTGTGTCCGTACACTGAATCTCTCCTCCAGCCGATTTAATACCAGATGCCAAATTGACAATAGAATCGATAGTAACTTTGGAAGTTGTTGTGCCATCATCCGCAACTACAAACTGAGAAGCTGTTGCGTTTGCGGCTAAAAGTTCTGAAATTTTTACTGTTGCCATTTTGTTTACCCTTTTATGGTTAGAAGAATTGAAATTGAAAAAATACTATGGTGCTGTTGTTGTGGTTGTGGTGGTTGTGGTAGTTGTTGTAACAAACCCATTAACACTAATTATCTCATCATCTTGCGTTGTTATATAATTTCCGGTTTGTGTTGAGAGAAGGTCTGCTTCTCTAATTTGATAAAGCGCTGCGTATCCACCGAGATCGTTATCAGCGATAGCAAAGTAATTTCCGGTATCATCAATGGCTAATTCTGTAATATCCTCGCTGGAGCCACATGTAAATTCAGAAATGGACAAAAACATCCCAGTAATTTTGGCATCGCCAGTAATTCGTACATATACATCCGTTACACCCGCAGGCTTAATGATTGTGTAAAATTTCGCACTTGGTCCCGGCATACCACAAGGAGTATCCGTAGGGCTGCCTGTTACAATTAGCCCCGTGTCTAACAGAGAAACTTCACTGTTATTTCCGTCGTAATAAAATACTTCAACTCTTTCTCCGGCCCCGTATGTTTCAAAAATTACTGAATAATCAAGTTGTTCACTTACTGTGCTATATGGGCCGTGGGTTTGTACGCTGACTCCGGGAGAATCTGAAACGCTAGTACAATCTGATCTATGTTTATAAGTTATTAACACTAACGGTTCTGGCTTATCTATTGCTAGTTCGTGAGCAGAGTACCACTGGTTATTGTAGTATACAAGATTGTGATTATTTATAAACAGGGAATTGCCATCGCTAGACAGTTTAGCTCTGGTAATTATATTGGACTCCAATCCTTGCACCGGAACACCCTTTATGCTCCAAGAGGATTCGTCTTCGCTCAGAGTAAAGACTTCTGCCTTACCGTAAGTTTGTCCGTTTGAGTTTTCTTCTGAGACAATAGCAATTGTTCGCCCATCTGACGAAAGGTCAATGCTGACACCAAATCTTTCGTTTGCGTTAGAGCCATTGATTATGTTTCCAAGAACATCCCAATTATTGCTTGTTGCATTGTATCGATAGGCTACAACTCTGCCAGCGTTACCTGTTGAAATCTCTTGAATTAAATCCTGTTCGGTCGCCTCGTCTGGAACTGTGACAGTTTCGTTAATGCTTTGGCCGGGTGCTGAAATTGCTATAATTTGGCTATTAGCACTAATTGCTACATCGTATCCGTTGTTGACATCAACCTTGCTTTCCGTTCCATCTAAGCCCGCAGTTAAATCAATGGGATTTCCCTTGGGTTTCCACAAGGAGCTTTCAGAACTTAAAGCTATTTGATCTTCATTCTGTGTAACAATTTCATCTCCGCTCTGTGTTGCGAGTGAGACACCTAACTGATAGACCTGAACCTTTCCAATGTCTTGTTCGTCTTCATTGTTATCGTAATATGGAGAACCAATTATTATAGTTTCTCCATGTTCGCTTATATCTATTGACTTGCCAAAGCCCTCATCTATTTGTGTTCCTTCAAGCGTATTTCCTAATTGGTTCCATGATTCTTGTGTTTCATTGTAACCCCAAACTTGCACATATCCTCCAGCTGTTTGTTGGCTGCTCACACCGCTAGGCGCAGCAATAGCTACAACATTGCCGTTAGCAGTTAAGCTTATAGTTTCTCCATAGTTATCATTGCTTGCGGAACCATAGAGTTCTTGGCCTTTAGCAATCCAGCTTGTTCCGCTTGGATGATAAATCATAACAGACCCATTAAAATTTGAACCACTGACGCTTTTCTGTGGAGATCCGACTGCTATATTAACGCCGAGTTGACCATTAGAAATACTTAAGCTTGTTCCCAAATTATCTTCTACGGTAGATCCGTGAAATTCTTGAAGCTTTATAAATTCCTCTGGGGTTTCGGGCGTATAAGGTTGCGGTTCGTTGAGCAACTTGCAACTGTTTACCACATTGTCTGTTAAAAATTCTCTGGGATCAAAAATGCTGCTCATATCATACACTGTATATCCAGAGTATCTGGTTGGCGGCTTGTTTATTGGAGATAGGACAACCAAATCGTCATTATCTATAACGTCTGGAATAGAATACAAAAAGCTGTATATTAGACGGGAAGCTTCGCTACTCCATCCCCAGTAATTAAAGTAATACAAAGCATTTGTCCAACTCTTAAAGTTAGGCAAGGAACTAGGTGGCGCTTTAGATGAAGTAAAAAAGCCATTACCAAAGTTGCTAAATAATTTTCCATTGCAAAATTTAGTCTCTGTTTGATTTAATGTATAGTCATTTCTAAGTGCCTTACGGAAATTACAGTTATACCGATAGTCCCACTGCCAACTCCAATCCCACCAATAATAATAATAATCATAATAATTAATATAATAAACGTTATAAGAGGCATCCTGCCCCCAATATTGATTGCTAAACACTGGCAGTGTTATCGCAAGACCCGCTGGCAATGTAATTTCTTTATCCTCTTTACCAAAATCTTCACCGCCATGATAACTTAGCTTGCCAAATCTATTGTACTCGTAATTAAAACTTATAGGTTCTTCTGATGTGTTTACTATGGTAAAATATGCCATATTGCCAGTATAATATGGAAATTGTCTCAAATACGCATTGAATGTGGTTGTTACTTCGCACCCGTCGCAAACCCCCGGATTTGTAAACAGATCGTTATATTCCTTGCATGTAATTACAGCACAGTCATGGTTTTCTGGCGCTGCGTCAAGCTTGGAATTTAACAGGGTTATGAGTCCACTTGGAACGGTTTTTGCGGAATAAGTTTTTCCAAAATCATCAGCATGGCTACCATCGTACAGAAAACTTGGAAGCGGAGGACATTCACAATCTGTGGTTGATGCGTCTGTTGTGACGTTCCATGTTCCTGAAGGTCTTATCGTATTATCGTTAGTGCATGATTGACAAGGAAATTCTGTGCAAAGGTCTATTGCTTCTTCGCTTGTGTATACGTCTGGATAGTTATTTACGAGGTAATTGGCGCAATCTTGTATGCTTGAAAAACCTCCAGCTTGAAAACACGCTTCGCTTGGCGGCTCATAAGTCCAGATGCAATTTCCAACACAACTTCCGGTGTCGCACTCAATACAGTCTTTTTGTGTCAGATACCAACCAGTATTGTACAATCTCCCCGGCTCAACAAGGTGAGCGGTTGAAATATTACCATAAGTAGGGTTTGGATAAATTTCATTGAATCGAGCGTCCAAATTTCTTGAACTATAAGTACTGTAGCTTAGGTTTTGGATGTTGTAATCATACAAACCCCATTCTGGAGTAACGAATTCATATGAACCACTAGGATGTGCAGGCGAAGAGTATGAAACCGTAATATTACCTGCATTAAAATCCCACACTTCTTCTAGATGGTAGTCTAAAGGGTTGGGTATAGTTAAAGTTTGTCTTATTTCTCCGTCACCCCCCCAATTTAAGTTAGCGGTAGTGAAGGTATATGGAGGGGCATTCATATATCTAGTAACATCGTTGCCGTTACTATCATAGAAAAGGTATTTCCTGTTAACAATAAATTTTTCTAGGTCGCCTTGATAATCTACGATAGATTCCGTATGCTCTTCGACATAACTAACCAAGGGGTTGGACGAAGACCCTGCGCAAGTAGGGTCATGTTTATAGCTATAATATTTTAGAGTACTATCCCTCGGCTCGTAATACCTAAAATTCATTGTGCCATAGCGATCATCTTCAGATGAAGTTATTGTCCCTGAAGCTCTGACTTCTGGTTCTGTCACCCCATAGCCTGACTGCGCCCAGTGACGAATGAAATAAGAACTGTTGCAGTATGGTCGTACAACATTGCGCAGACAGTTTGAATTTCTGTATTCCAAGCTTCTTGATTCCAAGCCTTTAAAGTTGGATTCATTTCCCCACGGATCTGTTAAAGAAACATCCACTGCGCATAAGTCAGGATTGTGACTTCGGACATAATTAACAAGCTGTTTATATGTACTATTTATCCAGCCCGCACTTCTAAGGTAAACTTTTGGGCTTGTTTCTAAATATAACCCCGGAGCAGATGTCATGTCGCAAGTAATTACCCCCTCTGTGCTTCCAGAGAACTGTGCGGAATTTGCACCAGATACAATAGAACCCCTATTCTTCCACTGATACGAGAAAGTTTCATACTTAGTATCAATTTCAACAGAGATATACCCCGCATTAAAAACCAACTCTTCTGGTTTCCTAGCAAGAACACTAAAGTTTGTGTTTTCCAAAATTAAGTGTCTTTGTTCAGTAAGGTGGCTAGCCATTAACTTGTGGCCAATGTTGCTCATTTGTATTGAAGACGAATTTAAGCCAGCAATTGCGCTAGTATTGCTTGCGGTCATCGGGCTTGCTGTTCTGTCAACTTCATAAAACTTAATTGCGCCACCGGACTGATTGTAATTGTCAACGCTTGCGGCCACATAATTTCCAAAATAATCTAAAGCGATACCATTATGGGCTAATTCTTCAGAAGGTTCTCCATATTGCTGTAGTTCAAGATTGAAAAGTCCAGTGTCTAAATCTAATGAAACCAACTTAAAGGAACCATTATCTCCGTTGGTCGCATAATCTCCACTATTACCGGCTGGACCAAAAGCAAAAAGAACACCCGAACCATTAATAGCTACATTGTAATTATTTCGTCCGCTCAAGTTAAAAAGTGGAGTTGTTGAGTTTAATAATGTAGACCCATCATATTTATATACTTGCGGGCCTCCAGCTTCGTTGCCAATGACTATAGTATTTCCAGCATCGTCCATGTCTAACATGTGATGCCAAGATATATCTTGGCTATTATTTGGATCAAAATTAGTATCTGGATATGTCTGACTGCTAAAGATAGCTTCTCCAAGCTTAGACCACGCAGAACCAGAATATTCATGCAGAGAAAGGAAAGAAGAATCTCCACTAATTGCTGTATCTACCAATACAGCTAACCTGTTTCCATCTACACTGCTTTTCATTGAAACGAACGCGCCGCCAGAAATTGCTATGTCTGATCCTACCTGAGACCAAGTTTTGTCGCCATTTGTGTCTTCGTAAGATTTGATAGTATACTGAGTGCCATCAGTTGTAACGGCTGCAAATATTTTGTCACCAACACCATTAATAGCGAGAGGAATTTTGTAATCAAAAACATGTTCGGCATCCGTGAGTGGTATAAATCCAGAACCAGTAATTGTTCTATGTTGTACTCCATAAATACCAACTCCCGAAGCTGTAGCGTCTTGTTCGTATTGCGTGGTAGACCTGTATGAAGAATTAACTACAACGTTTCCGTCTGCGCTCATTGCGGAATCTTGTTCATATGCCCCGATGTAGAATTGTAAATCTTCTGAGTCATACGGTTTGGGGTCAGTTTCTGTGTCATAGACAGTTTCCCAAGAGGCACTAACGGGATCAAAAAGTGTAAATTCGTTTGGCTCTTTTTTATTAATAGTAAGAACTCTAGATGTTCCATCGTCGGTTCCGACAATATCAGCGTTAGGAGATCCAACGATAAGAATGTCACCTTCGGCGTTTGATCCTATTGCATAACCAGAATAATCGTTTAGATTTTCTCCGTGTATTTCTTGAGCGACCAA